TAAAGTTAGATTTAAAATTTAAAGAACATATAACTATAAAGAATAGTCAAAAGATATAGGGAGACGTTTTATGAAAAAGGTAATATTTGTAGTGGGGTTGATTGGTTGTTTGTTTTTAACAAGTGGCTGTTTAACAACAACTCTTCCAGGGTTTGGAACTCTTAGTTTAGATGCTCCTGGTGACCCAGTAAGAAAATTTACTTACGAAGGTAGACAGAATGAGGACGTATTTGTTGTTATCCGAAATTCAGATACTAACGTTACAAGGAAAGATGCTGCTGGCATTATCAATAAAGGAGTTGATAAAATAATAGATGGTTTAATTGGTGAGAACGATTCAGTCCCCGAAACTGAAAATTGATGAATTGGAAGATTAACCACATGTCCCCTATCGAATATAACTAATTTGATAGGGGTATGGTTAAATATAGATAATTGGATCTGGTGTAAAAAAAGATGAATAATAAATTCTTGTTAGTTGAACAGTCATATGTATGGGATTAATATAGTGTATAAGAAATAAGAATTGAAGGAAATTTATTAAGGAGATTCAGATGATTTGCAGAAATAGTTTTAGTACATACTATGTCTGATTATACACACGAAAGTATTCAAGTATTAGAGCAATTAGATCATATTAGAAAGCATCCGGGAATGTATATCGGTGATACGACATGTCCGAACCATTTGATATATGAGCTATTAGATAATTCATTAGATGAAGCACAAGGTGGCTATTCCGATATTATAGGAGTGCAAATTGATAGTAAGAAACATACTGTCACCGTTGCAGATAATGGAAGAGGAATTCCATTTGAGAATGACACCATTCCTACGATTGCCACTCAGTTGTTTTCTGGTGGAAAATTTTCTAAAGGCGAAAGTGGTGTATACAAGATAGCATCTGGTCTTCATGGTATTGGTATTGTTGCTGTTACTGCATTAAGTGATTTTATGGAAGTAGAAGTTTATCGAGATGATAAACATGTCTTTTATAGATTTGAAGATGCAGAAGTAGCAAAACATACAGAAGAAGATTTTGATTCAGCTAAACGGCCATTTGCAACTCAAATAAAATTCAAGCCCAGTAAAAAATACTTTGAAGGATTGATTTTTAATTTAGATGATATTAGGGCGAGACTTAGAGTAGCATCAATTCATCTTAATGATCTTAAGTTAATACTTATAGTAGATAAAAAGAAAGAAGTTATAGATTGTGATTTAGACTCTTTCTTTAAAGAGGATGTGTTAGGTGGAAGTGAAGATTCTATTAGTAAAGTATTTAATATCTCCACTTCACAAAAAGATGAAACCCTTGATATTCGATTTTGTTGGGAGTTAGAAGGATCGGTAACTGCTAAACATTTAGGATGTGTTAATATACTAAGTGTTAATCATGGTGGACACGTAAATAGCACAAATGATATTATTAGAAATGTATTAGAGAATGAAGCCAAGAAAGAGAAGATAGAATTTAATAAAACTGATTCGTTGCTTGGATTTAGATGTTATACATCTATAATGTTATACGAGCCATCATATAGTTCTCAAACAAAGGAAAAGTTATCAACTCCGAGGACTAAATTAGCTCATCTATATTCTAAAGCTGAAGCTATATTCAAAAAGGAATTAGCTGCAAATCCTGATGTTAGAAATCAACTTCTTGAATTTTTTGTTTCCTATAGAAAGAAAAAAGACTCAAGCAAGAAGATTGTAAAAACTGGAAAGCAAGTAACTAGACTCAATTCAGTAGTTGATTCTAAATTACGAGATTGTACAACACATAATGTTTCTGAGTCTGAACTTTTTGTATTAGAAGGTCAATCGGCTGGTGGATCATTGTTGATGTGTAGAAATCCTAGGATTCATGCCGTATTGCCCCTTAGAGGTAAGATACCAAATATAGCAGATGATAAAAAGGATTTTCTTAAGAATAAAGAAATCATTGAAATGATAAATGCTTTAGGTACAGGGCATGTTCCAGATTTTGATATAGAAGGTATTAGATATGGGAAGTTTATTGTGTCAACAGATGCAGATGCAGATGGCGCACATATTTCTGTATTATTAATGACGGTGTTGTTAAAACTAGTTCCTGATTTATTGAGAAATGGATACATATATAAAGCAGTTCTTCCGTTATACGGTTCAACATTAAAAGGAAAATTTGTCCCGTTATACACCCAAGAAGAAGTAGACGTATTTAAGAAAAAACATACTAGCTGTAAGATCCAGAGATATAAGGGTTTAGGTGAAATGAATCCAGACCAATTACAAGTTTGCTTATTAGATGAGAAAACTAGAAGGTTGGTTAGGATTGCTTACCCTAAAGATTGTAATGGTATTTTTGACTTGATGTTAAAGTCAGAGGAAAAAAGGAAGTTAGTATGATATACCGTGAGTTGAAGGAATGGTTGGGTGAGATGGATGAAGAACAATTAGACATGGAAGCTGTTGTATTTGATGGGGACGAAGAAGATTATTTAGATATCTCTGAAATATATGTTAAAGACGGAGACGCCCCAAAACTAGGATTGGTGGATGGACAACCAATAATTGAGATATAAATGGATGATATAATAAAAGATCTGTACGCTGAGTATGGGCAATATATAAACAAATTTAGATCTTTTCCGTTTATTATGGATGGGGCTAAATTAGTTGAAAGGAGACTATTGTACTCATTGTATGAAGTCGCCAAATCTAATTTTGTAAAGTCTGCCAAGATAGTAGGGCATTGTATTGCTCACTATCATCCACATGGAGATGAATCAGCTTATTCGTCATTGGTTGGGCTTGTACAAAATGGATTTGCAACAGGACAAGGAAATTGGGGTAATAACATTGGAGTTGACCAGAATCCCCCTGCTGCACAAAGATACACAGAAGTAAAATTACAAAAGGATATATTAGATAGGACGTTTGAATATATAAAAGATGTTCCGTATGATGAAGTGGAAATGGAAGAAGAGCCAGTGTTCTTGCCAACAATGTTTCCTATTTGTCTATTACCTCAAAATTCATATTGTCAAGGTATGGGATTTGGATACAGAACATTAATTCCTAGTTTTAAGCAAAAAGATTTATTAAAACGATTAGAATGGATTTTAGATGACAAAAAGGGTGATGGGCCAATTATTAAACCGATATCTCTTAGTAAGATTATATCAGGTAACGAAGAATTGGAAACATTACTCACAACAGGAAGAGCAAAACTTGAATTCAAAGGGAAATTTAAAAAGATTGATACCAAATCAGTTGTTATTGAATCTCTCCCCCCATCGAAAACATTTACTGCAATTCTAAAAAAGTTCAATAAGGAAATTACTATTGATAAATCACTTGGTTGGCAGGATGAATCAAGAACATCTACAAAGGTTAGATTTACGATAGTAAAGCCTAGAATGTTAAAGATTGAACAAGTTGTGAAGAAATTGAATGATGTGATGATTGGATCTGTGACGTATGAATGTCACATGTGTAATACAGATGGAAAAGTAATATTGGTAAGTATTGATCAAATGCTTAAGAATGTTCATTCTGTATTTACTAATGTTGTAAAAAATCATTTAATCAAAAAGACCAAAGCGTTCCAAGTTGCAATAGATGAGCTAACATTAATTGGCAAAATTAAACCCCATTTGAGCATTGAATTGAAGTCTAATCCAAATGATTTAGATAAGGTGATAACTAACATATCGTCCGCTATCTCTTGCTCTGAGGATATCCTAAAAGGTTTGTTTGACAAGTATACATTAGCTAGACTGTTTAAAATATCAACTGATACACAGCGGCTTGGGCAACTAAAGGGTGAGGTAGAATCTCATCTAGCTGATCTTTCTAATTACATATGGAAGGAGAAATATTTGAAATGAAAAAAGTAATTTTAATTCAATATGGCGCAATGACGTTAATAGTAACAGTCGTAGACGAACATGTTGATCAATATATATGTACTAATATAATAGAAGTAAAATTCGTTGATAATAATTTAGAGTTATCATTTCCTGCTTTTGTTAAAGCATCTAAACATGACAGATACATTTGGAAGAAGAGTGAATGTATGTGTTTTTTACCAACTGACAATTTAGCTATTGTGTATGATGATTTATTAGAGAAAATAAAAGAACAGAATAATAAAAACCAAATAAAAAGTGAAGATGATTAGAATAACTAAAATTATAGAATTTGATGCAGGTCACAGAGTCCCTAATCATAAAAGTAAATGTAGAAATCCCCATGGTCATAGATATAGACTAGAATGTACAGTTTCAGGATATCTAAATAGCGAATCAGGCTCATCTGAACAAGGAATGGTTATTGATTTTGGGGATTTGAAAGATGTAATGACAACATATGTACATGATGTATTAGATCATGGATTTATTTATTACGAGAATGACAAAGAGATAGCTGAAATGTTTGAACCATTTAAGGACACATGGAATCTTATAAAAGTTCCATTTATCCCAACAGCAGAAGAATTATCAAGGTGGTGCTTTGAACAAGTCAACGACAATTTACCGCCAACTTCAGGATTAGAATTAATCAATGTAAAGTTGTTTGAAACTCCTAATTCGTGGGCGCAATATGGGATGTAGTCAAACTCTCATAAAAGATTCTGCAATTCGAATTCCAGTTGATTCCAATAAGGACAAGGAATGGTTTGCAAGAATAATTCGAGATTTGACTAGACAATCCAGGTCATATCAACAAACGGCAGATAGTGATGCTCCAAATGTTGATATTAGAAAATATTACGATACAGATAAGTCAACTCGCGAATTAATGATTCCACGTTTTTATGAACTCCCTGCAATGTTTCAGATAACAGATAGAAGTATTGCAGGGAAGGATATAAGTATAACCTCCAAGGTCGTCCCAAGAAATGAAAGACAGAAAGAGTCGATCAAGTGGTTTGAAACGAATACTAATGGTATACTATGTTTAAGTCCTGGAGAAGGAAAGACAGTAGTAAGCATCCACTCGATATGTACAATTGGAAAAAAATCAATAATATTTGTACATAAGGACTCTTTAGCTAGTCAATGGGTCGATAAGTTTTTAGAGCATACAGATATATCGGAAGATAATATCTCTAGGCTTAGGTCTTCTTCATTTGAGGAAGATTTGCAAAAGGATATAATAATCACAACTGTTCAAACATTTTGTAGTTTGGTTAAGCGGAAGCCCCCCGAACTAATGAAGAAGGTATTGAATGATGCACAAATTGGAATTGCTATATGGGATGAATGTCATACTTCGGTAAGTGCTGAACAGTTTTCTAGAACTTCGATTTGGATTCCATCTAAACGAATCTATGGTTTGTCTGCTACTCCAAGTAGATTAGATGGAAATACAGATATAATATATAAACATCTTGGACAGGTATACGTACCGGTTTCCTCGGGTATAGACACTATGGCACCGAAAGTGATCTTATTGAAATTTGATCATGGTGTTATGAAAAATCATAAAAATTACATTACACATCTTACAAAGTACGATCGGGATAACAATATTAAACCGTTTTTTGACACGGCTAGATATTTGAGTTTGTTAGTCAAGTCCGAGCCGTATAAAAAAGCTATAAAAAAATTGGTCATGGAAGTGTCTAAGTCGACCAGACACTTATTATTTTTGGCAGATAGAATTAAAATTTTAGATCATGCCTCGCAGGCATGTAAAAACAAAGAAGAAGTAGGTTTCTTCATCCCAAGATCGAAGAATGAGCGTGATGCTCATCTACAGCGTAGATTAGTTTTTAGTACTTATGGAAGTGCTAGAGACGGTACTAATAAAGAAATATTAGATTGTTTAATATTGGCTACTCCTGTTTCTAATTTAGAACAGGCTGTTGGGCGGGTTGTTAGATCTCATCCAGATAAACAACAACCAGTCGTAATAGATTTAGTCGATATAGGAGATGATAATTTGATCAATCGGGCAAAGTACCGGATTGGATTCTATACAGAAAAGAATTGGCAAATAGAAGAAAAGATATTAAAATAGGATTCTTTATTTTTAACCAAGGAATTATACCCTTATGTCACTAACAAAAAGTGTAAGTAATAAAGTCGTGTTGTATGTCAAGAAAAACGAAAACTCAACCGCAACCAGAATATCCAAGGATGTACTTTTTACATCAAAGGCATCAGCATCGCTGAAGGAAGAACTGACCACATTAGTAGAAAATGGAACGCTTTCTGTTTATAATGGTGGTCGATTTGTGACGTATTCTGCAGGAAGTGGAACCAGCGGAGTGACAACTATCAAAGCATCTAAGAAGCCCATGGTCAAGGTTGGTTCTCCTGCTTCATTGACTGCTGATACATTGTCTGGGTTTACAGCAAAGAAAAAGAGTGGACGTGTTCATGTTCACTGCCCGCCAAACAAGGCATTTCCGAAAGGTTATAAGGTGTCTCTCGCTGACGGTGCGTATCTTTTGGTAATCAACGGCGAACCAAAGTTCAAGGTTGAGGACGCAAATGACACCCTCTCCGCGATTAGTACTTATGCCACTGAACAAGGAATGGCCTCGTTTGCTGTTTCTGATGTCAAAACTAATACCGACATTTCCGGTAAGACTGATATCGTTCTGGGTGAAGGTCGTATTCTTTCGTTGAAAGTCGGCAAAGTAAATAAAGCTGCGTAAGCAATTATATAAATAGAGGAGGGTGGTTAGGGATAAATCTCTAGCCACCTTTTTTATTTAATATGAGCAGAACACAAGAAACCCTTTCTCGTTTGTTTACCCCAGATAACCATAGAGATTATACATTTGAACGAAGATTTATAGAAAAGCTAAATAAATGTCTTTCTAAACTTTTGGTAAATGATAAATATTTAGATTTGGTAAATAATGTAGTAGTAAGAGATGTCATATCTGACGATCCAGGTGACACCCATAGGTTGAATTCATATAGTCTAGTTTATGACGAACAGCTAACCTTGGATGAATATGGTAAGTCATTAAAGATGAATCACAAGTTAGTTATAACAAACTTTGGACTTAGTGATCTTTTAAAATATATTACATGTAATCCTAGAGTTTCACATGCAAGTATGGCTACGTCATTTTCTAAATATTTAGGAACTCCTTTAAATGATTCCGATGTGACATTTAGAAAATTATGTGTCAATATATGTCCAAATATGAGATTTAGAAATCCAGGATTTGCAAATCTTACTTCAGTTGTAAATTCAAGATTATTACAAGATATTTGTGATGTCAAAGATAGTTTAGTATCAGAGGTCTTCTTTGTTGGAACTAATTCAGTTTTAGTTGGGTTTATGTGTGTGGATGGAACCACTTATATAAAATGGCCAGTATTAAGATATTTGATGAGAAGTGGACGATCAAGAGATGTAGAAAAGGTTAATGTATTACTAGAAAACATTCTTGATCGAATTACATTCGTTCATAATAGACTTCATGATATAGATATTAAACATTGGGAAGCTGACGGAAAAGATGAATCTATATGTAAACTTATAAAGAGATTAGAGGAATGTAAATATTCCCCATCAGATGCAGACTTTACTTTAGATTCCGAAGGGATTTTGAAAGAATTAAAACGCACTATGGCTACTGCAGAGTGGGACACAATCTATCAATCAGGGAAATCTGAAATATATGCAAGTTTATTAACCAAAGTATTAGAACGAGCTTCAAATGAAAATCGAGACAGCTCACAACAATCGTTTCATAGAGGATTGACTATATCTGGTCTGTTAACTAAATATGGATGGGAAGTAGCTACCCATGAACGATTTAGTAGTAATTATAGATCTAATTTGTTATGGAAAAAGAAGATAGATATATTACCTGATCGATTTTTTAGAGATGGTGTTTGTAAAATAATTCCTAAAGAGTTAAGAATGTTTAGAGTAAAATGGTTATATATTAATGGAGATGGATTTTCTTTTACAGAATCCACCCATCCAAATGTATCTTCTGATGGTTCAGTATGCTTAGGTGATTTAGGAAATATTAAATTTTCTGGACCCACGGAAAAAATTGAAGAGCATTTAATAAAAATGGAATCGTTATTACAGATTCTAAATTATGATAGTGCTTATAATGAATCGTATTATCACAAAATATTAAAGGTTAAATGCAAATCAGAATCAGAATTTCTTAAAGTATCTAAAAAATCATCTAAATCTAAAATGATTGCTATTGGTGCAGGAGATTTAATAATAGATGATGAAAAGGATGATAATAGAGGGCTGTCTCCCTCAAGAACAATAAATGGAAAAGATGAAGTTGAAATTATTAAGGACGGCAAATTAATAGATGTAGACGTAATTAAAGAGGCTATAGATGATAAAATTGATGTTGAAGAATTATCTGTATATATACGAATTTTAGATCAAATGCGTAATGCCGAAACTGTTTCATCATCTTTCATCTTAAACTCTGATAGAAGATTAACTTGGGTACATCCTAATGGTGTAACTGTTATAGGTGTATTTTTGCCTGATGGTTCCTACGATAGTGATAAACCTTTATATTTCTATTGTAAAAATTCATATACCCGACCAATGCTTTTTAATGATCCTGAAACTTTTGAAAAGGTGATCATGAATCTTTCATTATTAGGTGGAGATGTCATTTGTAGGGCATGGGGATTTCTCTCAGAAACAGTAAGGAAAAAGTTTGGATTGTTATTAACTCCACCCAAAAAGAAGACTAAAGAATCTGACATAATACCTAAAGATTGGGAAAAGGAGGCATATAAGAATATAAAGGATAAAATAGTATCCGCGTCAGATTGTATACAATATATAGATAATTCACCGGACATTAGATATTCAACAAACTCAACAAACGAGTGATTTATAATGACACAATCAATTTATAATATAGTTAATGATCGGGGAGAAGTACGTGACAGACAACGATCATTAAATCTTAGAGAATATAATTGTGCACTAGTAATTGGACTTGGCGGAATAGGTTCATGGGTTGCTCTTAATTTGGCGTTAACTGGCCAAATTAAGAAACTAGTTATGTACGATTCGGATACAATTGAAAATACTAATCTGAATAGAACGTTATTTAGAATATGTGATATTGGAAGAAATAAAACAGATGTAGTATTAGAGCTTATCCTTGAAAGAAGAATTGATATTGATATAGTTATATATAATGAAAAGTATGATGAAAACTCATTGGAAGTACTTAAGGGGAAGGGGAGTTACCCAGAGGTAGTTATAGATTGTAGAGATAATATCTTTAAAGATATAAAGCAGTTTTCAGAACATACAAAGGTTTGGAAATTAGGTTATGATGGATTGTCTGTTACAATAGACGGAAATCCAAGACATACAACTGTAATGGGTACGAGTGCACGGGGGAATTATGATATAGTTCCTTCTTTTGTTTGCTCTGCTCAATTAGTTGCAAATTTGGTATGTAATCACATTCTAATGCCAAAATACTCATTAATTGATGATGGAAGTTTTTCATGCAATGATAAAGATAACTTATTTAATAAACTTATAACATTTGATACAGGACGATTATTAGAAGGAATTTATTTGGGCCAGAATGTAGATCAACAACCGGTAACAGAGGAAGTGTACAATGCTAACGACCATAAAGGATGAATCAGTAGATACGTCTAAAGCAGACATGAAAATAAAAAAGAGTTCGGGGGAAGTAGTTTGGAAAAATGAAAATCCTGCTCTACAAATAATCAACAGTGTAGATGTCGTAATTCCAAGTGATTTACAGGAAGTCATGTTACAAATCCAATATGATCTTCCAGATTCTTCTGTTGAATTTGCATTGTATTTAAAGGGTAAGGTTGTCGATGGCATATTAATGCTGGAAAATAAGTGGATGCTTCCTGAACAAGAAGTAACTGCTGCAACTATAGATTTTAAAGAAGAAGCACCAGCGGGGTTCAATGGAGTAATTCATAGACATCCTTCTGGTTGTACAAAATTCTCAGGCACCGATGATGAGTATATCAATGTTAATCATGAATTTTCTCTATTGTTTGTGAATAGAATTATTCATTCAGGTATAATTAATATTAATAGTCCAGTTGGTAGAATTCAACTACCGTTGGATATTAATATTATAAATACTAAAAAGTTTGATCTTGATCTTGAGAAAGTTAGTAAAAAGGTCTATCAACAAAAAGCAGTTGTTCATACTGGACATTATAACTATAATTCCCATGGCCAAGTAAAGCATCAGACAGGAATGGTAGGAAACCGTGAAGATTTTCTAGGAATGAACATTCCTATTGTAGATCCCGCTGATATGTTGAGAGAAAGATTAGAACAAGCAATGGAATCAATGGAAGATGGAAGTGCTTGTTTGCAAGATTATGTATTATTGATGGATCATGATGTCATTAGCCAAGAAGAGGCTGTAAATTCTGCGGGAATACAACACGGTGCAGATGATGACGATGACACTGAGATTCTAACACTGTTGTAAAGATAAGATTGTACGACTTTTAGAATAAACAAAAAGGAGTTTAAATTTTTTAGATTATGAAAAGAATTGCCTTAGCGGATTTACATCTGTCTTGGTATAGAGATTCTAATATCCAAGAAGATGGACTACCTAAAAGATTAAGCGATCTTATTTCATTGATAAGAAAGGTTTGTGATTACGCACGAAAAGAGAAGATAAAAAATATTGATATTCTTGGCGATCTAAACCATGACAAGAATATAATTTTTACAGACGCACAGAATGCATTCAAAGATATAATATTAGATTATTCAGATTTAGAGTTCTTGATCATATCAGGAAATCATGATTTATCTAGTATTGGTGATCATAAAACTTCAAGCATATCGGCGTTTGAAGGATATTCAAATGTTAGTTGTTATACAGAGACAATTAAATTAGATAACGTATTACTGGTCCCCTGGTCCAGTACTATGGTAGTCGATATCCTTGAGGCTGAAGCCTGTGATATTCTGTTAGGTCATTTTGGGCTATCAGAGGCGCAACTTCAGTCCGGGATATCGATTATGTCTAATTTAAACATGGGACATCTTTCAAAATTCAAACTTATTTTATTGGGTCATTATCATAAACCTCAAGAAATAAAGAATGAAACTACCCGATTAATGTATGTGGGAAGTCCTATTCATACATCATGGAATGATAAAAATGAAGATAAACGTTTTTTAATTTATGATACTGAAACATTAGAAGTGGAAGCTATTAAGGTGAGTGGATTTACCGAATATAGAGAGTATATATTAGATGACGATTCTGATACAAAAAAAATATTAGAAGAAGCATCTATATCTAAAGCTGATGGTCATAACGTAAGAATTAGAAAGAAGACTAAAAACAAAATTGAAGAAAATGATAACAATATCTCAGTTATTGATGAATCTGATATTATAGATATCTCTAATCGTGGCATTGATATTTCAATGAACTGGAAAGAGAAAATTGAAAAGTATGCAGAAATAATGGAAATAACTGATCCTGAGTATATGAAATTAGCATGTGAAAGTATAGAATCTAGGGCAGAATGAAAAATATCCAATTTAATAAAGTAAAGTTAGTAAATTTTAGATGTCACATTGAAACAGAATTAGAATTCCCTAATAATAAATTAGTATCTATTGTTGGACCAAATGGTAAAGGAAAGTCTTCTTATTTTATGGCTTTAATGATTGCCTTATATGGGAAAACAGCAGAAGGAATTGAACTTCCAGATTTAGTAAATAAAAAGGAAGGGAAAAATCTCGAAGTAGAAGTAGATTTTCTAGTGGACACTGATGAATATCTAATAAAGCGTTATTATAAACATTCTAAACATTCTAATAAGTTGTATTTGTATCTGAATGGAACTGACATTTCAGGGAAAACTACAACTGATACATATAAGAGAATAGAGCAGATTTTAGTTCCTAAACAAGTTTTTTTAAATAGTATTTATTTTTCTCAGCAAGTTAAGGATTTCTTTACGTCGTTGAATGATTCTCAACAAAAGCAAATTTTTTCATCTATCCTACAACTTGAGGAATGGAAAAGATATAAAGAATATATAGACGAAGATTCTAAAACTCTCACTATAGAAGTTGATAATCAGAGTAGAGAGTTTGACAAAATAGAAGTTAGACTTGAAGAAAAAGAAACTCTGTTGACTGAAACATCTGCATTTATTCAGGCACAGAAAGATGATCTTGCTAATAGAATTAAAGATTTGACTATTAGAATACCGTTAATGGAAAAGGATCTTAACGATCTTGATGAAGATAAAACAAAGAAAGATCTGGATTCTATAAATAAAAAACTAGTCCATATAGATGTAGATATAGTTAAAATGTCAGATGAATTATTTGGATTGGAAGAAGCTAAAGAGAAGAAACAAGAGAATCTTATCAGTAAGCTAGTAAGAGAAAAAGATGATATCTTGTCTAAAATGAAAAATGAGTTAGACACTAGTTTCTCGAATACCCGTGAAACATTGGGACAAAAGCTCACAACATTGGCTGACACATTAACTATCTTGACAAGTCAAAAGGCGGAAGAGACTCAAACTTCTATTAAAGGATCGTTTGATAACGAATCTAAATTGAAATCTGATCTTATTGAATTGGAGAGAGGGAAGGTTCTTTTAAGTCAACAATATGATATTGAAAAAGCACGAAAGAATAAGTCAGTTAATGTATATGACATTCAAGATCAAATTGATTCTCTTATAAAGAAGTCAGAGGATCTTAAACAAGAGGCTAAAGCTCTTAATGGTGAAGTAAATGAAAAAAGGCATCAAGTCCAAATTGATTTTGATACATGTTTAATGTGTAATCAAAAGGTAGAGGACAATAGCCATAAACAACATTTACAAGAACAATCTGAATTGATTGAGAAATTAATTAATGAAAAGACTGATCGAATCGAAGCTATAAAGGCTGAATTCTTAAACATCAAAACATTATATGCTGATTATAAACAAAAACTCATAGATGAAAATGAGAAGGTAGAGAAAGATCTTAGTACTCTCTTAGCTACAGGAGATAAAAAGAAAACAGATAATTCTACAAGTATATTAGATATTACACAACAGTTAGATATTATTATAGTTGCCAGAAAAGAAACCGATAAAGCTATTGATGAAAAATATGATATGCTAATGGATGAATGCCAAGAGAACAAGTCTAAGTTGTCTATTCAAATAGAATCTGAAAAGAAAAAACTTAAATCTGATTTTGAAGTATTTAAAATAAAGATAGAAGATGAAATAGATATTAAATCTAAAACAGAGTCTGAAGAAATATTAAATGAGTTTCTATCATCCAAATATACACTTGAATCAGATTTGCTTAATATACAAGTAGAGAAAGTTGAACAGTTAGAATCTAAACTTGAAATAGAAGGAAGGACTGCTTCTATTGTTCGTCTTATAGCATCTTTAGACTTTAATCGAAATGAGCTTTATACGTTGGAAGAAGATACTGATATAGATGAATCTAAATTAGATTCTGTAAAGAGTGAATTAAATGAATTGACAGTTGAAAAAAATAATTATGCCGCTTCTATAAAAAAGGGAAATAAAAAACTGGAAGTTTATAAGTTTTGGAAAATTGCATTTTCTGATAAAGGAATACCGTCGATGTTAATTGATGGATCTATTCCTTTTATGAATAAGACAATTCGTGAGGAACTAACAAAGATTGCACCAGGTAAATTTATAGTCTCGTTTGATACCCTATCTGAAACAAAAGGTGGAGATATCAGAGAGAGATTTTCTGTGAATGTATTGAATACAGAAACAGGGGCAGATAGTCATAAGTTATTATCTGGTGGGGAAAAACGTCAGATTGATGTTTGTTGTATGATGGTATTACGAAAGTTAGTTGAAAATCTATATGATAAATCATTTAATATTATTTTACTGGATGAAGTATTAGACAGTCTTGATTCTGCTAATTCTTCTACTTTTTGTCAGAATTTAAAAGCGTTAGCAAACAATAAAAACATTACATTGATTACACACTCTTATACACAAGACGCTGAGAGTGATGTGGTTCTGAGTATTTAAATGGAAAGCTATTTCTATATATATCTATATATGAGAGGAGGTTATTAATGTTAAAATCTAGAAATATATTATACCTTTTTGATTTTGATGGAACACTTTGTGGTGATACGAACTGGAAAGGATTGATACATAACACTAAACAATGTATAACATCAGGAACATATATAAACCCCAATGAGGATTTTGGAGTAAGATGGTCTGTGTTAACAGGTCGCCCAAGGATAGATAAGCCATTTGTTTACTTGGTTTGTTTGTTGAGGGGCATGGAACCTGAAAAAATATTCACTCTTCCAAGAATTTTTTATTCCAATACTACATATAGTGAAGTTATAAAATATAAAGTGGATACAATAAAAAGTATTATAGATGGTACACATGATGAAATTAATTTTGATGTAGATAAGATTTATTACGTTGATAATGATATTGAGGGTATTAAAAAAATGAATTCTATGACGAATGGTTACCCATTCAACGCTATTAGTACATTTGATTTTAGAGCTGGGGAATTCCAGAATTACTTATAGGGAATATTAATGAGAACGGATAAAAAGGATAAAAAGTCAACTTTTAGTACTAAGGAAGATGACAGAATTAGAAATGATACTAGAAAGGTTCATACATTAGTAAAACGATTAAAAGAAAAGAAAATATCAGTGTTGGGATTTGGTGTACCAACTACTCCCCAGTATAGAGGATTCTTTGAATCAATAACGACCAATGTAGGTATTATTGAAGTGAATAGAGAGATTCTATCAAATACCAGAGCTGCATTTACGGAATTAGATATAACTGTGGTTGATGAAAAACCATATGAATATAAAACTGAAGACATAGAAGTATGTAGATTTTTAATTAAGATTTAAATGTATGAAACTAAAATTGTTCGGATAGTTGGATGTGGAACAGTTGGCTCAAATATATTCTTCAAACTTTGGAGAAATAAAGTTTTTCGTGATTATCATATTTATGACAAAGATGTAATATCATATGGGGTAGTAGAACCTCCATTTTATACATCAATGGCAGGAGTGGAAAAGGTTGTAGCAATAGCCGACCTAATAGAAAGTTTAGGAATATTAGATTTGGGAAAATTGGTTTGTCATCATAAAGAAATTAAGACGGATATAGATAAGACAGGAATTATTTTAGATTGTAGAGATGATAAGGCTAGACCAATTAATAGTCATGCAAGAATATCACTAGATGGTTCTACTTTAATAATAGATACCAGAGATGACCCTAAAGTTACAGATGATTATTCCGAATACTCTGTAGCTAAAGATTTCTTATATGTAGATTTGGCAACAAGTATAGTATGTAATGTAATAGACAAAGAGTTATTATTTCCTAATACTTACTACGTTTATAATCTTAGAGCACATGTACAAGATGGACAAAGGATAGAAAGAAATGAATCGATTAATTAATCAAGTAGAAAATGAAAACGCATTAAGTGGATTTATATATGAAAATCCACATATGAAAATATCAATTAGATCTGATTCCTCTAAAAGACCTAAACAGGTAGACGGGTCCAGATTTTCAATATTAGATTTTATTAAAACAGTACAAGCTGAAGTCAAAACAGAATGTACATTATTCCCACAAAAGAAGTTTGCTTTGACGTTCAGAAAAGATTTTGATAACAATTTAGAGGTCACGGTTAATCCATTAACAGGAACGGCGTGACCATATTAGATGAAGTATCAAAATTATTAACGTTATCAGATATTAATAATTGGGAACATTATGATGAAGATAATATGTATTCAGTATGTTTAATAAATAAACAAAAATCGGGATATAGATTATCAAAAGATAGGACAGGGTTGATTATAATAGGCGATATTCAAATCAATTTATCTGATGTATTAAGGGACATTAGAAAATTTATAGTATCACGTAAAGTTAAGGCACACGTTTCATTGGCTTCAAGTTTGACTAGGATAATGGCAGATGTAAAGAGATTAACCTATTTCGCTACCACTGAAGGATGTCAAGCCATAAATGAAATTTTAAAACAAGGATATCTTGTTAATAATAAATGGATAATATGGGTTGATTATATTCCGATTAATTCGATACTGTACAATGGAAAAATAATCAGGACAAACCCAGATGAATTAAGGCAGTTAGGTTATGGAATCACAGAGTTTAAGATTTCTATTGACAAAACATTAAGAGGGGGCTTATATTGTACAGGTGTACATCCCAATTTAAGTCCACTAAATAATAAATTTTGCATGGATTCCGCTATTAAGCGAATGTGTTTAACTCCGGATTCTTTAAATATAGCTAAGATGATGTTAGGATATGTAAATATGGATAATCCATATGAGCATAATAAGCATTTTGAAACTCTTAAACATATACTAAAGGAGAAATAAATGTCAGATGAAATTAATTCAGTTCCTGTAGTTAATAACATAGAAACATTAATAAACGATGTTATAACTGCCACGGAAGAATTTGATAATCAGGATAGTTTTACCTTAAAAGAGTTACATATTATATCTACAGACTTAGAACAGGATTATGGTATTACTGGAATTGAGGAGTTTAAGAAACAGTTTGCGAAGTACAATAGCCGAATGAGTTATGATAGACAGACTAAAGGGTGGAAGTTTAAAAGTGTTGAGAAGTATGGTGATCTTGATATGCTATGTGCAGACGTTTCAGTTACTAACATGTTAACTAATGATATTCTATCTACTGTTATCATGGAAGGAGTTGAAGCAGTTATTAAAAGAGATCATTCAATAATAACTGATGTAATTGAACGATATTGTGATGAAAATTTAATTAGACTTATTAAACAAGAATTCGATAATACATTAGCTCCAGCTATAAACGCTACACTAGCTAATAGAACTTCAGATTTAAAAGAAAGCATTAACGGTATCATTGCAGATAAGATAAATTCAATATCATTTAGTGTATCAACTTCATAAATTAGGAACTAGACGTGAAATTAGATTTCTTTAACGTAGATGAATTCTGCGAGGGTATACCCCAAGTATCAAGTTCTAAAATTTATTCAAAGCACGGATTTCACCCAGAAGGTCTTTTCAGTGAAAAGATATTCGGACCAGTCAAAACTACATGGTGTGGTTGTAAAACGTATTGGGGAAGATCTAGAATTGGAGATAAATGTGGAACATGTGATGTAGACATTACATATTCTAATGAGAGACGAAAAAGATTTGCAAAAATAGTGTTACCCTTTCCAATACTAAACCCTATTATGTATCAATTAATTATTAGGGCAGGAAAGACAAAAATGAGGGACATGATAGAGAATCTGTTCTTTAATGAAAAGATTTATGCATATTATTTTGATGAAGAGTTGGCTAGTTATGTATTAGTTGAACGAATATTCAAAGAGAGGGAATCAGATGAAGAGGAACTTCCAACATTACCAGATGATAAACCTGTGTTTATTGGTGTTGATGGAGTTTACGATCTCGTAAAGTTTGAGTGTGATAGAAAGAAAGATAAAGATGCGATGTGGAAAATAGTTGAGACTCACTTGTCTAAATTTTACATGTCTAATATAATTATCTTACCACCTGAGTTTAGACCAGTGTCTAAGACAAAGGATGCTCAAATGCGAGATGAGATGAATAGATATTTAACAACTATCTTGAATTTCTCGATTTTAATGAAGGACGACCATTTAGAAACTGCTGCGGTTGCAGGAATACGGGAAGCCACATTTAGAAATCTTCAACGACATGTAACGTCTCTTTATGATTTTATATTCAAGAAGTTGAGTAAGAAAACAGGATTGATCAGAGGATCGATTTTGGGCAAGAGAGTTGATTTTTCAGGGAGAGCAGTTATTGCACCTGAACCTAGTTTGAGATTAAATCAATGCTCTATACCTTATGTGCTTGCACTTGAATTGTATAAATTGGAACTAGCAAACAAATTACTAGAGAAGAGAACATTCAAACGATATGATTCAGCAATAGATCATATTGATTCATGTATAAAAATTAAAGATCTCTCATTATTAGATGTTGTAAAGAACTGTTGTGAGGGTACATCCGTTATTCTTAATAGACAACCAACGTTACATAGAATGGGAATATTGTCATTTGATGTATTAATCAATACTGACAATGTAATTAAAATACATCCGATGGTATGCGAGCCATATAATGCAGATTTTGATGGAGATCAAATGGCAATATATAGACCGTTGACAGAAGAAACCACGGCAGAATGCAAAGAGAAGTTATCTATAAAGAACAATCTGATCTGTCCAACTACTGGAAGTCTTATTCTTGGTGTTAATCAGGATATAATTTTAGGATTATATCTCTTAACCAAAGAAGACGAATCTAAAAAGGTGATAGCAGATGGCATTGATACATACGAAGGAAGAGTTGAATTCAATAGCATATTGCCAGATTATCCATTCATCAATGAAGTAATTGATAAAAAACTGTTGAGAGTTTTGTTGGATGATTTGGCTAGAACTAGAAACTCTGATCAAGTGTGTGATATTTTAGACGATATAAAGGTGTTAGGATTTAAGTCTACATCTCGATTTGGTTGTACTATGTCATTAAAGAATATGTTATTAAAAGGCGCTGATACAATAGTGTCCGATATAATGGATGATCCTGAATTAGAGTGGGGTGATAAATTCTCTAAGATTCAATCAACAGAAATACAAGAGAAGGTACGAGAAGCATTCCCTTATTCCCTATTCATCGATTCGGGTTCAAGAGGATCATGGGATCAAGCGAACCAGATTGTGCTGTGTAGAGGATTTGTTTCTAACTTTGCAGGGAAGATCATTGAAACACCAATTAAGAGTAATCTAATTGGTGGATTGACTAGAGATGATTTTTTCATCTCTTGCTATGGTTCAAGAAAAGGATTATTAGATACAGCACTTAACACTGGAGATTCTGGATACTTAACTAGAAAATTGGTGTATTGTTCTGTTAATCTTGAATTGGGTAAAAACGAAGATTGTGGTACAGTAGATACTCTTGCAATTAATATTCCCGAGAAGGAAAATGGAGGATTGAAATTAGCAAAGTCTCTAATAGGACGGTATAGTGTAACAGATGATGGATTAGTTGAAATTACATATGGTAACTATCATTCATTTCTGGGACAATTAGTACATGTTCGATCTCCGTTGTTTTGTGAAGACCATGGCGTGTGTCAAACATGTTATGGGTCAAGTCATAAGTATTTACATTCTAAATACATTGGCATTATTGCAGCACAAGCAATGGGAGAAGTATCAACCCAGTTAGTGTTAAGAACGTTTCATACATCAGGTGCAGCAAAGAAATCAACTGGAGACGCTTCTCAACAACAAGATATTGTAAATGATTTGAGTCGTGTAAAGAAAGTATTTCATGCAAGTGAAAAGAATTCTTATTACGATTCTCTTATGAAGCTATTCGGTGTATACTCGGCTTATAAATTAGTCCTATTGGTTCATTATGAGTGCATAGTCTCTCAAATGATGCGTAATGGGAAAATGAGATGGAGAGTTAATCCGGAAAGAGATATAACAGATTATGAAATGGTTAGTATTGAGTCGATCCCATCTAGGGAATCATGGCTTCTTGCACTTGCATTCAGCAAACCAAAATCATATTTGATAGATGGAATAATTTCTGGAGATGGGGAATCATCAGGAATTCTCGAAAAAATTATGACAAATGATAAACCGGTGGCGGAAATAGAATGTTAAATCTATGTGTACCTGATTATATATTAAGTAAACATAATATATTTGATCTTAGACAGAAAGACTGGGAAAACAGTCTTGTTTCTAATATAACTAAGATGCTGCAATGTGGCGAACAGTATGGTATTCGAGTTAGTTCTATTTCTGTTGAACGACCAGAAAAAGTTGACCGCTCTGAATTAAAACAAACAATATCTCGAATATTGAAAATTTCGATGGTTCATGGTGATAATAAGACGTTAGATTTAGAATATGAAATTCCTTGGCTTGTAGATAATCATTTCTTTATTGGTGGAAACAAAAAAGTTTCGATCTTTCAATTGTTTGATAGACCTTTGATTCGAAGAAATGATATAATTAAACTCAGGACCAATATTCATAATTTTACTTTAACTAAGAAACAACGTCTTAGACGACCTTACTTTTACTATGTTACTCTGTTTGGTAAGGAAGTTCCGTTTTGTTATCTTGTCTATGCTTATTTGGGAGAAGATAAGATTAAGGATAGATTTGGTATAACAAAGGAAGATTCGTTATCTACCAATGTTACTATTGATTACGATTTGGCACAAGATATTAAAGATTTGATTGACTCTCCTTCAAGCAAGAAGAGATTGTTATCTCAGTACTTTAATAGAAAAGAGGACGTTGATATTGTTAATAACGTTCTTCTAATATCTGAGGTAGATATTTTCACTAAGGAATTCCTCACCACACCAAATGTATTAGAGGAATTGATTAGCTCATTAGGAGATTGGGATAATGACGATTTAGACTATTCAAATAAACGAATTAGATTTTCTGAACAATTAGTTTACTCTCATCTGGCTAGAGACTTCTACCAGATGATTGTTTCATTGAGACAATCTAAGAAGAATAGATTTCGGAATAATTCTAAAGTTATACTAAACAATATAAATCAGTCTGCAATTGTACAGTTTGACTTTTCAATCAACCCATTATCAGAGTTAGCAATGTTAACTAGGTTATCATTGTCTGGGCCAGGTGGATTTGAAAAGGGAAATGTTCCTCCATACCTAAGAGATATACATCCTTCAATGAAGAGTCATGTATGTCCTGCGGATACAGGGGATAGAGAAAATTGTGGAACAGTTCAATATTTGACACCAACAATACAGCTTGGAAATGATTTGACGTTTAATAAAGGGGAAGGTGATTGCAGAAATTCAATTGCCATATCACATGTTCCGTTTTTAGAACATGATGATCCAACTAGATTACAAATGTCTAGTTCCCAACAACGTCATGCTATTATGTTAGAAAACTTCGATGTACCACTAGTACAATCTGGAGTGGAGGGAATGTATACCAAGTATACCTCATTCTGCTTTGTCGCTTCTAGAGATGGTACTGTGGTATTCAAGGATGATAGTGTCATAGTTGTTCAATTTGATAACAAGAAATGTCAAGCGTTTAATATTGGTTACAAAAAGTTATTCTTGTCTATATATGATTTTTATCATGTTTATTTTGATATAGGTCATACATTCAAGAAGGATCAAATGATTGCAGAAAGTAATTATTTGAAACAAGGTAGACTTACTGTTGGTAAAAACTTATTGACTGCTGTTACTATATGGCATGGTTATAACTTTGAAGATGCTATAGTAATATCTGATAGATTGGTTAAAGACAATGAATTGACATCAGTTCATTATTTAGACTTGACATTTGAAGTTCCCCCAAATAAGCTTTTACTGAATCTTGGAGATGATGAAACTGCATATAAGGGAATTCCTAATATTGGAGATGTTTTGACTAAAGGTGACATATATGCCAAGATAAAGACATTGACTGGTATTAATGATAGTCTGGATATGATATTTGATGAACCGTTTGAAAAGGTGGTAACTGAAGATTGTGTTATCACTGATGTAAAACTTTTTGCTAACAAGTGGAATAAAGAGTTTCCACAATATGATACATTCGTGACATCATTGATAGCACAAAAGAATAAAGATCGGACTAGTATGATTGATAACCTATCTACGTATCTTAGTCAAGATCAGTTAGGTCACTTCTTGGAATCAATTGCAATTGATAACACTGAGAAGAAGAGAGGGACGTATAAAGTAAAAGGTGGATCTATTGATGGGATTAGATTCGAAATAACAGCAATGTATAAACGACCAATTGAAGTTGGTGATAAAATTGGGAACAGGCATGGAAACAAGGGAATCATTTCAAAGATAGTTCCAGAACATGAAATGCCTAGATTAGAAAATGGTCAAAGTGCAGATGTTGTACTGAACCCATTAGGTGTGATTTCAAGAATGAATATTGGGCAGCTCTTTGAGTTGCATATGGCAATGTCCGTTCAAGATATGAGAAACATTATTGTTAAGAAGTTCGAAGATAAAGAAGAAGAAGAAGAAATTAAAGAATTCATTTTAAACTATATAAAGATTATTGATAGTACTAAAAATAAAGAGTATACTCATCAAATGAAACTCTTTTTAGAAGCAGTATCAGTAGAGTATATTGTCAATCATATTGATTCGTTCTATGTTATTCAGCCTCCGTATGAATCAACCCCAGTTGATAAATTATCAGAGGCAATGGATTATACTGGAACCAGAATGGAGTATCCGTGTTATGATCCTTATGGGGATGATGAACACAATAAGGATCCATCTTATTTTGAACAGAATATAATCAATGAGATTGCAGTAGGTTATCAATATTTTATAAAGATGAATCATATATCAAAGGATAAAATAGCCCATAGAGGAGTTGGACCATATTCATCTAAAACATGTCAACCGCTTGATGGCAAGAATAGAAAGGGTGGACAAAGATTAGGAGAAATGGAAGTTTGGGCAGTAGCAGGACATGGAGCCGAATCTAATTTGTGGGAGTTTCTTACCACTAAATCGGATTCAATCAAAAAGAGAAATGCTACTATCTCAAAAATGATCCAAAATGATGATATGAAATTGGATGAAAATGATGATGACGTAAGTCAGTCAATCAGATTATTTCAATCAGAATTAAAGACTATGGGATTAGACTACGAAATAAAAGAGGAATTATAATGATAACTAAAGAAGAAGTAGAAGCAAAGTTTCCAGGAGCAATGGATAATGTTAAATCAATTCTTGCATCTATTGGAGATAATCCAACAAGAGAAGGATTGATTGATACCCCATTCAGGGTTGTAAAATCATGGATAGAATTGTATGCTGGATACAATCATGATATTTCTACAGTGTTATCTACATTCTTCCAAGAAGGTTTAGGTGAGGGAGAACTCGCTGACGAGATAGTAATGTGTAAAAATATTGATTTTACTTCAATATGTGAGCATCATATGCTACCGTTTAGTGGGGTATGTCATATAGGTTATCTTCCAAACGGAAAAGTATTAGGATTATCTAAGATGGCAAGACTTGTTGATATATTTGCCAGTAGATTACAAATTCAGGAAAAAATGACTGTTGACATTGCCGAGACCATGGACATGTATTTAAAGCCAGATGGTGTCGGAGTAATAATGGAAGCACAGCATTTCTGTATGATATGTAGAGGTGTCAAGAAGCAAAATGCTTCAATGATAACCTCAGCTATGAAAGGAAAATTTAAAAATCAACCTCAGACTAGAACTGAGTTTTTGTCCTTAATCAAGGACTAGGAGCTATTATTTAATGTCAAACGATACCAACACAAAACAGTACGATCTGGACGAGCTATTAGGTACAAACAATGAATCGTCAACCATAGTGGCTGAGTCTCCAACCGAGGAAGCATTGGATACACCAGAAACAGTTGCAGAGGAAACTACAACTGAAATGGTAACTACCGAAGCAGAAACAGCAGAAGAAGTTGAAGCACAAGTAGAAGTAGAAGTAGACCCACCTGATACGGGTAGTGTGTATGCATTACTAGAGGAACATGGATCTAAGATATCTAATGCTAGCAAAGCTAACATGCAATTCCCTAATGTTAGACCTGGCAGATATGTCTTGTTTATTACAAATGATGGAGATGAAAAAACACTAAAAGGTGATATTTATCTTCATGAGAATCTTGATCAATTGTATATTGAAAACTTCACACCTAGTAACATTACTGTCCACAAGTCTGGAATTATTGTTGAATCAAATACCAAAAGAGCGTATATTGGTAAGACGAATACTATTTCGTTTAATGTACTCGATGGTAGCCCCACTATCAAAACAGTTGTTAGAAAGGGACAGGATTCACCAATTGAAACAATCTCTGTAGATTCATCCGACATGGATATTGATGCAATCAAGTTACATATTAGCAAATCTTCTCCACGACTGAGTGGACTGGTAGCTGAAATGACTGAGAAGAGTGACATTAAGAATGAAACACTTGCATTCATGGCAATCACCACAGACATTAATCATCTGATTAAGCTGAATGAAGATGTCATGATGACGTGTAAGCTGTAACATATTTGTAGTGCAGTGTCCGTGAATTTAATAGATTTACGGGCATCTGCCTTTAATAATGATAAGCAAAAGATGTCCTCTCATAATAAAGAATGTATATCTGTACGACTTTAAATCTGCATATATGCGTATTCTCGACAGTATAGATTGGGATGTCAGCGAATTAGAAAAGATGAATAAAAGGGATAGGAATATTCAAATTGGTAAAATCCAAATTAATAATCCTGATCTTAGTTCATATTTAATATCTAATATAAATAGTCTAATTCAATTTTATGTATCCGAGAATAGTTTAACTGATTCGGATATCATTGTTACCCAACGGGACGGGTTCATCTCAACTAAACTGCTAGAGAAAACAGAAGACTTTCTTGAATTAGATCTTAGAAGTTATATAGATTTTATTGTATTAACTCCGGATCGTAAAAAATATATGACGTGTGGAACAGATGGGGTTACTGTAAAAGGAGTTAAAGGTAAATACCATAATCTTGATTTGGTGTATGAGAAGTTCAGAAAATTAAACTTCTACGACAGAAAAACATTATTTGCACAATTAAATAATATACAAAAATTAGTGTTAGATAATCCAAATCCTGAATTTTATATGGTTGATGTTGATGGAAAGAATGCAATTCAGACAAAGAAACATGGAACTATATTAGTTGCAAATTCCAGTCTGGTCGATGTCAAAGCAGTTGACACTAATAAGTATTTTAATCATTTCTTCAGAGAATTCTTTGAATCTATATTCTTGGAGTTCATATAATTTATACATGGACGATTTATTAGGAAAAATTGATATTAATTTAGTGAAACAGAAATTTCCTGTTTCTATTGACAACGTAAAAAGGATTAGATCATTTAGACAAAGTGTTTCTAGAAAATTTAAAACTCGATTTTATGAGTTAGAACCAGATTGGAGAACAAAAGAATTTAACTGGCTTAGTACCCATCAATATAAGAATTTTGATTTGTGGTTTGATAAAGAATTAATAGATTATAAAAAACATAGTAAGTTATTATGTAGATATCTTAATGGTAAATTTGATGAATGGTGGGATCCTGATAAATATGATTGGGAGAATTACTCTTCTGATTTAGCTTTTTCTTTATCATCTAAATTTGATGAATGGTGGGATCCTGATAAATATGATTGGAAGTATGGTAGTTCGGCATTAGCATCTGGATGTAGGAGCCACTTTAATACGTGGTGGGATGAAAATAAGTTTAACTCGCAATCGTTTATGTCATTAGTAACTAGTTGTTCGGGGCAGTTTGATATCTGGTGGAAGCCCGAGAAACTAACAAAATGGCAATGGAATCGTATTAGTGAAATTATGCCAATGTCTTATCCTAGTAAGTTTACTACATGGTGGGACCCTGAGAAGTTTGTTTATTCTACTGATGTAATGTATTACTTGTTTTCGTATTGTTTGGAATATTTTGATGATTGGTGGTTACCCGAGAGAATACCCACAAAATGGTGGAAGACTCAATCTCACTGGTTAGCAGCAAATCATCCAGATCTATTTGATAAGTGGTGGGATAAGAAAAAGTTTAATTATGGACAGAACCATTGCTCATATCCTTGTGATCGTGGGAGTAATCGACCTGTCGGTCGTCATGGTCTCATGAAATACTGTTCTGGGTATTTTAATAAGTGGTGGGATCGTCAACGAATAAGGCCCAATAATGAAAATTTTCGACATTTGGAAAACTATTGTAACGAGCATTCCAATATGTGGGCATCCGATTTAATAATATTTAAAATAGCAACAGAGGGATCAGTGTGAGTTATACATCATTATTATCATTAGGTACAGGAAAAATAGGAAACACTTTTCGGGACATAACATCTGATTTTGATTGTGTAGTATGCGTGGATAGGAGTTATGCAACTGGAGTCAATTCAACGGTAAGAGAAGCTGAAGAATCATATACCAGAAACATGAATGATAATACCCCATGTAGAATATACGTTGGAACAGATTTATTTGAGTTTCTAGATACATACAAATATCAATTTGATAAACTAATAGCGGATAGAATTTTCGAACACCAGTTTTACGATAGTGGTGAAATTGGAAGATTATTAGATGCATGTAATCAAATAACAAATGATGATGCGGAATTGGTAATTCTTGTTCCTGATGCATTAAAATTATCTGAGATTTTAATTGATTTTGAGAAAAGATATGAAGAGATGACTTCAGAGAAAGTAGAATCAACCAAATTATTATTAAATACGGAATTCAATAACACAATGTCAGATCCACATGGGTCGCAATGGACTCCAAAATTAGCTCATAGTTATATTGCTTCAGAAGGCGGAACATGGAAAATAGATAAAATAGAACATGATGTAATTCATAAGGGTAGAAATATCTATATGAGAATTTTTTGCTCCAAGCCTTAATCATTTGATATCATGTGAATCTTAACACTATCCCAACGGAGATTATTTCCAATGTGGAATATCCTGAGTATCGTAGAGAAATCTGCGGTTAATAACGATATTGTAGCACAGCTCGAAAAGATACAATCAACAAAGAAGGAAGCATAAGTATGCCAAAAGCAAAACAAGTTGCAGCTACCCTGACTAATATCCTAGAAAATCCATTGATGGTGGGGATTAGAGATAGAGGACATGATGTGGTTTCGTTGATTGATAAGATTGACGCCTTATGGGTGTACGATCTATTCAGTCGCAACCCGAGTGCTGCTCAGCACGATGACGCCGGTAATCTGATTTGTGCAACAGATCTAGATCTCGCTACTTTTCTGTATGCATTATGGGATAGAGAAGCAGTCATCAATATACCTGAGTATCATTCAATGAGGGGTGGAACCAAACAAGAAGGACAAATGGTTGTGTCGGATAAAAATCGGCATGGCAAAATTATGGGATTAACTGCACACAAAGAGGTATTCACATTCGGAATTCGTATTTTCGATCAAAATGTGATGACTACCGATGGTACAGGACATCCAAGAACATTCAACGTAACAGGATTGAATGGAGAATGGTATGACGGATGGAACACTATCGAGTTCATGCCAACCGCAGCTGAAAATAAATTCATGATGGAGTCGGGTATTCTTACTGATAACAAGATTGTCTTTGACAACTTCGTTTCACCAGAAAGATGGATCTCGTTTTATGGTCAGTATTATTTCTTGACGAAATCAATGCTGGACAGATTGACTGAAGAGAAAAAGCATCTCATTCATGAATGGGATAGACTTAGCTCCACTGGAATTGTTCTATCGGACGATAAAGAAGGAGTTATTAATACGTATAAGACTACGACATCTGAAAGAGAAAAAACAAAGCCGGTAAAGGTTGAGTATTTCTTGGTGGAGATTGATACTCCTGACATTGAGACTTCGTTTGAAGAATATGATAAAAACGAAGATGCCTTAAGAACCATTAAGAATAAACTTAAAGCGGTAAAAACTGCACAAGCAAAATTCAGATTCACAACTCGTTGTGTTGAATTTGCAGCAAGCAGAGAAGGAACTGATAGTTTCCCAACATGGATTCAAAATGTGAATTGGGAACCTGACAAGATCAAAAGGACCACATGGAATCGCTTAAAGATTACACAACCATCTGTGGGTGAAAGATCCGTATCTCTCAGATACAGGGTCAAAGAAGGAACCCAACAAGTGAACACTCGTTCGAACATTCCGAGCCGTGTTGAACTCATAACAGAAGGAAAACTATAGAAGTTTAAATTGGATACATAGTAGATTTAATAGATTTATCATGCGTATCCCCCTTTTATATATATTATGGACGAACTTTTTGAAATATTTATTGATGATCTAAACCCTGAGTGCCGAAAACGGTTATTAGAGTTTTTAGAAATGACAGAAGAACAAGTTAAAACAGAAACTAACTGGGACATCCATTCAATAACGGAAGTCCCCAAACCGGAACCACAATGAAGTAATTGACTATGGCATATAATGCAAAACATGAACACATAGCGGCACAAGTCGAGAAAGCTTTCTCTGCTCACCAGCACTACTATTTGAAAGTAGATAGTGGGGATAGTGGGGATAGTGGACGGCATCGAATAGGAACCGTGTTTGTTGGGCTTACATCAGATGGAGATGTTTGCAGGGGCGTTTCAATATGCAGTACCACTGAAACATTCAACAAAGACGAAGGATGGTGTCGATCAGCAGTAAGAGCTCTTAGAGCAACAAAGAAGAAAGAACACACTCTTCCAGTTATTGTTAGTGTGACGGAGGGCGATGATGACAGTGGGGATAAACTGTTTATAGCTCCTGCTTCAGTATTGATCACGATTGAACATCATGGTGAGATTTTACAATCTGAAGAAAGGTCAGAAGAAGGAAATTTCGGATATAAATCTCAGTTTGCAGTTACGCCAACTGAGGCAGAAAAGAAAATCTTACATTTAGGCGCACCATATCCATAATAGAAAAGGACAAATGATATAAGTGACGGGTTATAATGTCTCGTCACTTATTGACTTTCTTTAAGAGAAATTTAATATGGTTGTTTTTACAATATTTTATTTTTAATCAGGATTATAAATAGTGAATACTGAAAGCAATGACACTCCGTTAAGAGTGGGATTTACAGGAACTAGAATTGGAATGAGCCTCTACCAAAAAGAGACATTGAGACAAATGTTATCCGCAAATGGTATAGTAACTGAATTTCATCATGGGGATTGTATCGGATCAGATACTGATTCTCATATCATATGTCTTAACATGGGTATAAGTATTATTATCCACCCCCCAACTAATTCAAGATTGAGGAATTACAATAACGATTCCAAAGTAGAACATAGAGCAAAGGATTATTTAGAACGTAATAAGGATATTGTAAATTGTACAGATATTCTTATTGCCACACCAGAAACATTAATTGAGGAACAGAGATCTGGAACATGGTCAACAATCAGATATGCTAGCAGAAATAGTAAGATTGTGTTACTTATAAATGAGAATGGATTAATTTATAAGTATTTTGATGGTCAGCCAAAGATCCATAATAGTATACGAGTTAACGGATAACAAGAGACAAAAAAACATGTGTGGAATATCAATGTTTTTCGCAAGAGAATCAAAACCAGATTATGAAATTATAGAGCCTCTGTTTAAATGGTCTGAAAAACGAGGGACCGACGGATTTGGAATTTCAATTATAAAAAGATCTGAACCTGCAAGGAAGATAACTACATACAGAAGTATTTACCCCTATTCAACATGTAAGGGTGAAGTGAAAAGTTTTGTGAAAGTTAACTTTGACAAAGGAGATTTATTACTATCCAATGCAAGAGCAGCTCCTGAACAAGAGCCTCCTACTACTGAAACAAATATGCAGCCTATTGTAAATGATGGAGTTGTAGTTGTTCATAATGGTTCTGTCTCTAATTTTGTATGTGTGGATTTGAAGAATTGGTCTAATAATACTGGCAAGTTTAAGTTTAATACACAGATTGATTCTGAAGCTATTATTGCAGAGTATATAAGGCAGGACAAAAATATCAAAGACACATGCGAACATTTGTCTGGTGGTTTTGCTGCAATACTATATGATATTGCATTAGATAGAGTTTATTACTGGACTGATTTTAAACCGTTAGCCCATATGGCTATTCGGGGAATAGGATATGGATTATCTAGTTCTAACGGGTGTCTTACAGAAATAATAGAAGATGTTACTGATTGTACTAGAAACGGCGAAAATACATGGGAAGACTTTTATAATCACTATCTAAGAGGCCAACGTATTAAGAGTCTGGATTTAGATTCTGGCTTTATTAGAAATATTAAATTCAGTCCTAGATTTGTAACTCAGAATTTTGATACAAACTTTGATAATGATGGAAATAGAAGATGAATGACTTACAAAACTTAGCACCCTTTGTAGAAGAAGCTAATGCTTCTAATTCTACATTAGATAAAAAGAAAGTAATTGAAAGATATCCACAATGCAAGGAAATATGGAAGTACATATATGATACGATAAACTATCAGTATGGCGTTACTTCTGATAACCTTAAAAAGTTATCTAGTGTTGTGGCTGAAACAAATGAATACAATGAAATTATAACATTATTAAAGGCGTTAGATAATAGAACTCTGACCGGTCATGATGCAGTAGGAGCAGTTAATAGATTCATAGCAGAAAACCATGAACATACTGATCTTATATATAATATCATTGACAGAAATCTAAAGACTAGAACTGATACTAAATTAATCAATAAAATATTTCCTAATACTATTCCAGTGTTTAATGTTTCATTGTGTGAAACATATAATGCTAAAGCAAAAGTTGATTTTGTAAAAGAGAAATGGTATGCGTCAAGGAAACTCGACGGCAATCGTTGTTTAATATTTGTAGATAATGATCTTAATGTTAAATTCTTTTCAAGAAGTGGTAAAGAATTCTACACATTAGATGTAGTTAAATCTACTTTATTAACGTGGGCTGGTGAAAAAGAAAAAGAAGATCTAATTAGGAATAAAGTCATTGATGGTGAAATCTGTATGGTTGAAGATGGACTAGAGGATTTCCAGAAGATAATGAAATATATAAGGAAAAAGAACTATACAATTCTAAATCCTAAATTCTATGCATTTGATATAATGTCTATGGATGATTTTTGGAATGAAAAGGGAACAACCACATTCATTAATCGATTGGGGTTTTTAACAAATATTGGATTTGATGGAACAGTTTTGACCTCGCTACCACAAACGCTAATCACTTCCACTGATATGTTTGATGCTTGTGCTAAGGCAGCTAATGACAATGAATGGGAAGGACTGATACTTCGAAATGGAGATTCAGTGTATGAAGGAAAGCGGACCAGAAGCATGTATAAAGTTAAACAATTTATAGATGCAGAGTATATAATTAAAAGTGTATCAATGGGTCCATTCAGGCATATTGATTCTATAACAGGATTAGAAGTTGAATGTGAATTGCTCAGTAGAGTTAGTATTGAACATAAGGGGAATCCGGTGGGGGTAGGTTCTGGATTTAGTCTTGAACAGAGAAAGATGTGGCATAAAGATCCGAATGATCTGTTAGGTAGAACTATAACAGTTAGATATTTTGAGGAAACAGTAGATGAAAAAGGAAAACCGAGTTTGCGATTTCCAGTTATCAAGCATATTTATGATGGAGAAAGAGATGTATGAGTGAATTATGTCTAGTATCATGTAGTGGGGGCTTAGACTCTTCCTCTACATTAGCAATGTTAAAATTAGCAGGCTACGAGAATGTCATAGCATGTTATTTCAATTATAATCATAGAGGTGGCGATTGTGAAAAATTGGCTATCACGAATGTTGTTGATGAATTAACAGCTAAAGGAATGCCTGTTACACTTAAGGAATTTGATCTTTCTGGTATTTATGAAGCTATGGGAAGTAAGGATATATCTATGTTAGAGAATCCTGAGGCCGAAGTGACCACCGGAACGGCTAAGGGGCTGAAAACACTACATGCATGGCACCCTGGACGCAATATGATGTTCATGACGGTAATGGCATCATATGCAGAATCATTGGTTATGAAACATGGATATGATAAAGTTTATCTATTAGGTGGATTTTTGAATCTTACAGAATCAGGTCACTACCCCGACAATTCAGAATACTTTTTACAATCATGTTTGGAACTATTTAATTATGGAACATTGATAGGAAATAGGATAACTCCATTATATGGATTATCTAATTTAATGAAATCAGATCAGTGGGAATTGATTAAACACTTTGATTTATGGGATGCCATCAAACATACTATTAGTTGTGATAGACCTTATTTATATAGTACATCTGATGGGGATTCAGTATCGACCCCACATAATTGTATGAAGGATGGTCTTCCCGCATGTGGATCGGGACTTCTGTCATATTGGTCTTCTAAAATGGTTGGGATAGATGACATGAATATTAGAAACTTCTATGAAGTAGATGATCCTGATTACCACCCATACATACCTGTTCATATAAACGAAGGGAAGACTCTAGATAAAGATATCTACAATATTATAGATAGAATACAAATTCCTGAAGATAGAAAAAGTGAATTACGTTCTCGATTAGGAGGTTAATCTATGGACACCCAGCAACCTGATGCTGTTACTACAATGGCAAACAATTATGTTACATCGGTTTGTAACCCGGCTATAACATATACTCATATTTCGTCTAATGTCAATAAACCTGTTTTTCATAAAGATGGATATTTTGAATTAAAGTCAGCCGCTAACATGAGAGTAATGAACCCAACCCAAATACCAATGGGGTTGAGTATAGATTTTCCTATAGGTGTAATTCCATTCATTCAAGTTGATCCATCATTAGAATTTGATCATGGTGTCTATGTTCAAAATTACATGTATAGAAATGAACATGATGGGGAAGTGTGGCTAAGTGTTACTGCTTTTAACTATGCATATGAATTTGCAGTAGGTGATGTTATTGCTAGAGTATTTGTATTCTCGTCACCGGGAGGGACATTAGACATATACGAAAAAGAAGAAGAGACTGAAGAAGAGACTGGAGAAGAGAATGACCCAACAGACGACCCTGGAATACAGTAAAGAACAAAACGAAGCCATTGGATTAATAACCGAGTGGTATAATTATAATGAGGAGAAACCATTTATTCTTGGAGGTTATGCTGGAACTGGCAAAACTACGTTAGTAAGTACAATCCAGCGTATATTTCCTAGAATGGTGAAAATTGCATATATCAGTTATACTGGTAAGGCATCTCATGTGTTAAGAGTTAAACTCAAGTCTACTAATTCATTAAGACCCGTAGATTATTGCGGAACTATACATTCCTTGATATATAAACCAAAGGTTGAGGAATCTTCAGGGAATATCATTTCCTGGGATTTAAAAACCAAGGATGAAGTTGAGTATGATCTACTAGTTGTAGATGAAGCTAGTATGATTGGATCGGATATATATAAGGATTTGAAAAGTTATGAAATCCCCATATTAGCAGTTGGGGATTGCTTTCAACTTCCACCTATTGAAGGAACATTAAATTTAATGGAAAATCCTGATTTTATGTTACGTGAAATACATAGGCAGAGTGAAGGAAATCCAATAATAAAATTATCTATGGATATAAGATCGAACGGAGTTATACCTCCAGGTATGTATGGAGAAAAAGTTGCAAAGGTAGTTGGAAGTAAAAACAAAGCTGTAAATAACTTCCTTCGTAATACTAATAACTTTGATACAACTTTATTACTATGTGGGTTTAATGCTACTAGAGTAAAGATGAATAATTACATTCGAGAAAATTTATTGAAAAGAACTACTTCAGATCCCCAGAAGGGAGACAGAGTAGTTTGTTTAAAGAATAATCATTTTGCAATGGATACTGTTATATACAATGGTAGTTGTGGCAGGATAAGATATATCTCAGATCATGGTTGTTATTATGAAATAGAAGTAGCAATAGATGAAACCCCTGAAGTATATCATGGACCCATAGATAAAACATGTTTTGGGAATTCGTCTCCTGAGATGAATCCTACTAAAGTGAATAGAGCAGTGATATCTGCATCGTCTCTTAACGTATATGCAGCTAAACTTGATTATTTTGATTATGGTTATTGCTTGAGTGTTCATAAAGCACAAGGAAGTCAAGCAAATCGAGTCATGGTATTAGAAGAACGAAGTAGCTATTGGGATGATGAATATTGGGCTAGGTGGTTATATACAGCAATAACAAGAGCACAGAATCAACTTCTAATAGTGGCAAGGTGACTAAATGTAATAATATATGACATCCATGATTACAAGTATAACCATGATTGGGAATATTACTATCGAAGTAAGAATTGTGTCTGTAAATGATTTCATTTTAAAAAATCATTTTAAACGAGAATTTAATAAGTTTTTCATTTCAAAATATTTATCAAAGGAGAGATATCCCATTGGCATCTATAATTAGTCTACAGACAATATCAGATTCTGTATTAGTACAAGATATGAATTATGATTTTGGATATAAGAGAGTTAAAGATCCAGACGGTTCAGATACTCCGTATTTCAGTTTATCATATAGAGAGTCCGGGCAACCGTGGCTAACATGTAATGGACTATTGTCCGAAGAATACCAAGTAGCCAAAACATCAGAAATAATTAAAGATATACAAGCGTCTCTTGGTGCTAAAACAATTGGCGAAAAGCATTTTAGAGATAAAACATCAGTTAAAAGTATATTTATACTAAAGGATTATGTTTTAGATATTCCTGGTGATACTGATGTAGATAAAATTCTATTCAATTTAATGACAAATTTGAATCTAGAAGAAATAACTTCTAAGACCGGATTAGCATTTGGAATAATAAATGGATTTTCTGGTAATCTTGCTTTGCAGTTGAATTACAGTTTCGTTACTGCATTGTTTGGGGACAAAGAAGATGGTACTAAAGCTAAAGCAAGTGTATCTAATCCTTTTGTATTAGATGAGTTTACTCACCGGCTTATTCATGATGACACACTCAATTTAACGTATGAACAAGTTAAGGATGTTAAGAGTAAATGCGAGGATAGAATAAACAAGTTCAAACAGATTCCTGTTGATATTGATTTCTTAACTGGTTTAACCAAAGCTTTTCCGAAAAAATTAGTGAGAACGTTTATCGAAATGCAAGACAACTTGAATGACGAATTTCGTAATCTGTATTATGCTTCATTCATTCTATCATATCTTATCGACGCTGATAAGAACATTGTTAGGGAATTAGAATTAAGAAAGTATCTATCAGCATTTGTAGCAAAAAAAGATGGAAAGTTAATATAAGGAACAAATTGTAAATATAACTACTAACGACCTCCCATTGGTATGTTAAAATCTGAAATGGAATATATTTTGGATTGAGGCTGTATTTCAAAATATGACAGTTGAAAATCTTCAAGATAATTGGAGAGATTTAGAAATAATTAGATTTCAATGTCAAAGTTACAAAGAGAGTGTTCGAATAATAAGTGATCAGAAAAAATTGGTAAAATGGGTTCTTGCAGATAAATATAAGCAGGAACAAAAAGGTAAACGAAAATGACCACTGATAATGGAAATTGTCCTGAATGTGGATATATTCATCCCCCAGTAGCAGACGGGGAATGTCCACTAGCAAAAGAATCAAAGTTAGAAAATGATAGAGCAAATGATCCTAGACTTATAACATGGAGTCAGGCTATTCAAACTAAGGTAAATCAAGTTTGGAAAAGTCTTCCTTTGGAATCAAGGGAAGATTTTGCCAAACAAATATATAGCAATATTGAGTCGTTTTGGATAAAAACATCCAAGTAATTTTTTTTGTAGGAATTTAAATGCCAGCTATTGATATTTCAAAGGTAAATAGACTTGGTAAGAATTTTAGTGTAGAATTATACATAGGAAATGTAGACATATCTAAATTCTTGACCCGGGTTCGTATGATACATACTGCGAATTCAGTGTGGCCGAAATTTAGTATAAGTTTGAACATTAGTTCAAATGATATAATCTTAAATGACATTTATGGTCAAGAAACAATGCATTTGAGAATCTACTTAATGCAAGAAGATAATATGCCAGTGGAGTTGGTACAGTACAAATTGTTGTATTTAAAAGCTGATACTCATCTATTCCTTAGACCTGAAATGAATGAAACAGAAACACCAGATACAATGGGTGATAGAGGTCCAGTAACATTTACTGCAATTCCACTTCCTTCATTTAATACAATGTGTTCTTTTGTAAATTATATTGCAGAAGAAGAAGATCCTAGTCTATGTCCTGTAGATACAGTGGCTAAGATAATAACAGATTTAGGATTAGGAGATAGATTAGATATAGATAATAGGGGGAAGAATTTAGAGTTGATTCCTCAGTTTATATGCCCACCAATGACAGTAACACAAATGATTTCATTTATAGATAATGCATTTTCTTTATATAATGGGCCGATGTTTAGATTTTGTGGATTTGATGGGAAGATTCATATGTGGAATTTAAATGAGAAAATAAAAGATATTCCCGTATGTAGAATATTCCAGATGAACACTGCAAGACGAGATAAGACTCTATTCTCTAAAATAATGGATGATGTACATAATAATAGTGGTACATATTACACTAGAGATCCTATTAAAACTTTATATTTTGGAAATAGTTCTATTGTAGAAAATGGATTTAATAGAGTATTTACAACACATCCCCCAAATGATTTATATCAACATTTTTCTGAGACTATTGGAAATATTGCAACAACCAAAGGTGTGTTTGAAGGATCTTCAGGGGCAAAGATGCATCCTAATGTAAGAATCCGAAAACGGTATACTCATAATATTGGTGGTGTGAGTAATTCAGCATTGGCAACGACAGCCGTCTCCAATGATATCAGAAGTATGTTGGGGATGGGGATTACAATAAGAAGAAATATCAGGATGATACCTATTGTTAAAATAGGAAATCCAGTAGATTTTGTACCAACGATATTTGAATATCAATCATATAGAGGAAAGTATATTTTGAATTCTAGTGATTTTATTCTTAGTAGGGAAACATCTGATAACTGGGATTCAGTGTGCCACTTGACATTATTCAGAACTTCTCCTAGTTATTTTGAGAATCCAATTATAGAAAATAAATTTTCTGGATCAACTCAAAATATAGTTTAAATATTTATGGAAACAACAACAGAACGATTAGAGATATACTATAAAGCTAAAGAAGATTCTGTCTATTTTATAGAGCATTTTATAGAGCTAGAAGAAGTAGGCGGAAACATTCTATTTAAGTTGTACGATCCACAAAAAGATTTCTTGCGTACTATTGTAAATGATCATCATGTTATAACTTTAAAGTCAAGACAGATTGGAATTTCAACAATAGTTCAAGCATTTATTGTATGGGCATTGATATTCAATAAAAACGTTGTTGTTGGTGTTGTTAGTAGAGATGGTCCTGAGTCTACTGACTTTTGCAGAAAGGTCATGGCAATGATCAGGAATTTACCAGATTGGATCAGACCTAAATTTGTTAAAGAAGCAGAGCAAACATTCATATTAGATAATGGATGTAAATTTCATGCATCACAGGTAAATGCAAAGAAACCTGAAAACTTATTTAGAGGAAAGGCATGTACGATTGTTGTTGTGGATGAAGCTGCATTCATTGATTATATAGATGAAGCATTCTCGGGATTTGGACCAACTCTTGTTAAGGCCCAAAGTGCAGCCGAAGCAAAGGGAGTTCCTTATGGGACAATAGTAATTAGTACTCCTAATAAAACTGTAGGTATTGGTAAATGGTATTATGAGCGTTGGGTAGAAGCTGAGACTAATCCTAATTCTATCTATAAAGCTAAAAAGATTCATTGGAAGCAGGTTAAAGAATTCAGAGAAGATCCTACTTGGTATCCTAGGCAGTGTGCTATCTTACATAATGATCGTGCAAAGATTCAACAAGAGCTAGAAATGAAATTCTTAGCTTCAATAAATTCATTTTTCCCTGGTGAAATTATCGAGAAACTTAATGATGTTGATACTCCCCCTATAGCCAAGTTGACATTTGAGAGTCACGATTTGCAGATATGGAAACAGCCAAATAAAGATTCATATTATATGATATGTGTTGATGTGGCATCTGCATCTGGTACTGATTATTCAGCAATTGAAATTATAGATTATGTTACATTTGAACAGGTTGCGGAGTATGTAGGTAAGCTACGGGTTGATGATTTTTGTAAGGTAGTGGAGTCAGTGTGTAAGATTTTCCCACGGAATTTAACTATTGTAGAGGAAAACTCATATGGTAATCAAGTTATAGAATTTTTAACTCGAAGTTCAATCGACCATAATTTATATCAGCATAAAATAAAGAACACCGCCAAGAATAAACGACCAACATACAAATATGGATTATCAACGAATGCACAAACTAGACCTTTGATCTTTGATTCGTTATACACATATGTATCTGAAAATACTAATCTTATTAAATCTAGGAAGTTAGCATTGGAGCTTATAGGACTAGAAGAAAATACAGGTGGTCGAATTAATAGAGTTGAAGCCTCTAGGGGAATGAATGACGATATGGCTATATCATTAGGATTTGGTGCATATGTTAGAATGTATGATCCACCCATGAGTATATCGTCTGTTACATCTGAAGCTGTAGTTGATGATATGATGGGAGTATTAGATATGGGATTCTCGGAAGGTAGTTATAGTTCTGATATTAATGATATGAAGTATAGAGAGAAAATGACCCAACATGACGTAAGTAATAAAATTCTTAAACATATCAAAGAGAATTTACATGAAGTAAGTAAAGATTCTCCTATGGTAGATGTAACTAAAATATTAGGATTTAATATAAATGATTCAGACGATATTGTACATTAACTTTGTTAAGTATAAGATCCTAGAACAAAATACAAAGAGGCTTAGTAGATGACCGATTTACAAGAGAAATTAGGAATTATTCCTTTCTCTGTTAAAGAGATTGTAAAATTACATGATTATTCGGTCTATTCCTCGGAGAAATTAAAATCTAGTTTTATTGATATAGTGTCTAAGAATAAATTAATATCTCCAGTCAGAGGACCTATTTCGAATCTAATAAATGATGATGTCATAGTACCAGGCTTTATGTCGAAGAATATTATTAAGCTTCTTTTACATAAAAAATTTGCTAATGGATTTAAAAAGACTTTGATGGGGATATATCATCCTGAGAGTCATAAAATATATATTTTAATGGACAATAATGTAAATTTATTTTCATGGGTATCAGATAAAAATGTATCTCAAATACTTTTACATGAAGTAATGCATTATGCATGTAGACAAGATCAAAACAAGTTTTTTAATATTTTTAAAGATATGTTTGCATCATACTATAGCAAATTTTTCGAGATTTATGCGGGAATACAAATTGAATCAAATTCAGCAAAACGAATAGCAAAATTTCTAATATCAAACTTTGAAAATACTAAACAGTATAAAGTCAACTTAAAGGTGTACTATGAGTTTATAAAAAAAGAACTTAGTGTGTTTGGGAAAAAACGAGCAGAAGAAATTGCAATGGATTTGGCATCGGCGTTTGGTCTTTATATGAAAAACAATGCTGTGTTTGTTGCGACAATAAATAATAACAAACAGATGAATAATTTGTATTATGCATTAATAGATGCATACAAAGAAATCGGAATAGTTGACCCAGATACAACTGCGGCACAGGAATTAATGTGGCCTAGTGAAATAGCAGCTATAGCATGTGATAAGCCCAATTCTTTACATTACAAGGTAATAAATTTATTAACTTAGGATTTTAATGGCAGAAGATTATCAAATGAGAGATCTTAGCTCTCAGGTATCCTCTTTATCTGACAGTATTAAGAATCTTTCAACTACAACTATAAGAGCAGCTTCCCGTCCTATCACTGCGGCAGCTAGTGCTATAAAAGACCAAGTAGGTTTTAGTGGAACACAAGCTGCTGGAATAACGGTTGCTACTGCAATTAATCCATTTGTTGGCCAGTTAGCTAAAAGTATTATAGAAAAAAATAAAGGTACTCTTTCTTCTGCTGTACGAGGAATGTATCAAGGAACTAAAGATTTAGCAGGTGCAGTTAAAAACAAGCTCAATAGAGAGAAATCTCAAAAAAATATGATTGATGGTGGCCCTAAAGAAAAATTATCGGTAATATCTAAAGGGCATATGTCTAATCAAACTAGAGATGATAAAGGTAGATTTGTAGATAAAACCGAAAAATCTAAAACGAGATCTAAAAAGAGAATACATAATACATCCTATAGTAGAATGTATGGTTCTTCAGATGAAATTGAAGCAATTGACAGATTAAGAATTAGTAATGCACAATGGTTAATAGCAGTAAATACCCTTACTAAAGGTGAACTTAAAAAGAAAAATTTACCTAAAGCTAGAAAGGGTGGGTTTGTAACAAAGTCAGGACAAGCGATTGTCCATGAAGGGGAAGCTATTATACCATCTAAAGCATTACAATTACAGTTAGATTATCTTCATATTATATCTTCTAATATAGCAAAAACTTCACCTAACGTACAACTGATGGCAGATAATGTTGGTATCTTGGGTGCTACTATGCTTAGTATGGCTGATAACGTGGTTGATTCATTTGTTAAATCTGGTCCTCTTAAATCTGTGTGGAAGGGATTTAAAATGTTTACAGATTTCGTATCTTTCACTGCTAATTATACAGTATTAAGTGGTCCTGCTCAAAAATATTCTAGACGGGTAATTAGAAGAACTGCAATAGATACAATAGCTGTATCTGCTATGTCTATATTTGGACAATTGTCTTATGGATTTGAGGTGATGCAAGATCAGTTGAATAGAATTATTCAAAATACGGGTGGCGGAGCAATAACTCCAAAAGGCAGAGGATTAATTGACGGACCAGATAAATTATGGGATAGATTCAAGAGATTTTCAGCATCTGGTGATTTTTTAGATTTGATGTCATCTGATACGGGTGAACAGAAAGCAGGTGGTGGATTATTTAGTAGGGCTAAAGGCAGACTAAATAGTATGCTAGGTAGAGCACCTAAGGCCGCAATGGGATCTATGGTGCCATTGAATGTTACGAAACAAGGGATGGTACATGTTCAACCTGGAGAAATGATAAGTCCTAGTGGTGATAATGCACAGAGACGATGGAAGAAAAATGCAACAGATACACAACAAGCTGCTGAATATACTAAACGGTTATATGATCACACTGTAATAACTGATCGTAAGACATCAATGCATCAAGGAAAACACTGGGAATGGCTTAGAAAGAATAAGTTTAATGCATTGTTAAATAATCTTTGGGTGATAATGGCATCTGTGGTTGGTTCTATTGGTGCTGCTATCACTGGAGTATTTGGTGGTGCTTTTTCAGGCATTGCTTCGCTACTCGGGTTAAAAACAATAACAAAAGGAGGAGCAGTATCAAAAGCTAGTGGAGCTCTCACAGGAGTAGGAGAAGCAGCAGAAAAAGGAAAATTCTTTAAAGGTGGGATGTTTCAGTCTGCAAAACGAGTAGGTTTAAAATTATTAGGTAAAGGGCCAATGTCTGCACTATCAAAATTATTGGGAGGAGCAAAAGGAGTAAAGGGTGCTGGTGCACTTGTTGGAGTTACTGGCATTTTAGGAGGAGTTGGAGCAGTTAAGCTTCTGGCACCTATAGCGGGACTAGCTTCCAAAATATTCCTTCCCTTGTTGATTATTACTACGGTCATCGATGGAATCATTGGGTGGACTAAAGCCGGAACATGGTTTGATACACTTAAGCCAACGTTATTAATGAAATTTTCATCATTAGTTGGTGGAGTACTTGATGGGTTATGGAGAATAATACAATGGCCTGTAAATTTCATACTGGAAAGACTGGGTGTTAATTTTCAATTACCCGGTTTGGGTAAACCGATAGCTAAGTATTTAAACTTTATGGGTGAGATGAATTTAAAGATTCTTGGATTTCTAGGAGATTCTATATCTAATATCGTTTCCTTTTTAATGAATCCTGCTGAAAGTCAAAAACGAGTTACTGCTTCTATTAAAGCTATAGTCCCTAGAATACTTGATTTCCTTCAAAAGGATCTTCCAGATATAGTAATCCCTAACATAATTGGTATAATGAAAAAGTTTGTTTCTGGAGTAGTTACTTTCTTTTCCTCTGGTGGAAACTACTGGAAGATAGCAGAAATAATATTTGACATAACTATTAAGTATATTAAAACACAAGCGTTCCTGGGTAAGATAGTGGGTAAGATGGTATGGCATATATCTAAACTTATTTTCTGGCATCTGCCTAAATTATTTGTGAATGTATTTTACTCTTTAGGAGAAGCATTATACGAGAATAGGGACAGGATTATTCCTATGATATTATCTCCAATTATAGCTATTGGTGAAGCAGCAGTTGCAATAAAAGATATAGTAGCTGAGACATCCATATTTTTTGCAAAGAAGATAGCCTCTACTGTATCGAGTTTATATAATCTTATAATCACTGGTATTAAATCTGCAATGTCATCCATAATAAAGGATAATCCTTTACTTAGAAAAGCTATATCCTTAGCTCCTGGCGGGAAAGGTCTTTTAGCTTCAATTGATGCAGTAGAGACTGATAGAAAGAAACACAGTACAAACTTAGCTATAGCCCAATATACTGGTACTGGTAAGGATAAGGCGTTAGGGGGAAGGCTTCTTAATGGTCTTAATTATCGTCAATTAAAAATGGTTGCCAGAGGGGAGAATGCATTTAAAGATTCTAAGTATGATAATCTGCGAGAAGGAGCAGCTAATAGATTACGTGTTAATCATGGTGAAATTATTAATGCTAAAGCTCAAGATGAGATGATGGCAATAAGAGGACAATCAGCTAACCAGAGGAAAATTATGAATCAAATGCATCAAATGCAGACTGCAACCGTTGCACAGTTAACTAACGTGGGTCAAACAATTATTAATAATACCAATACATCTAATTCTAGTACTACTTCAGCTCCTACAGATGGAGATTTGGATGTTAATATGTCTGGTGTAGTTAATGGAACAGGAGTAAGATAATGGCGTCAATAACAGAATCAGGACTCGGTGCAAAAGAGATTATTCTTAATAATAATATACCATTAGGTCTCCCGCCTTTAGACGGAAGAATAATGGGTATGGATGCCAAAGGACCAACTCCTGATGATGCGATTATAGACACTCTTCCTATATTAGAACTTAGTCCAAAAACTCCTAGATTATCACATTCTGGATCAGAATTTTACAGACTTACTGCTGCAATGGATGGTGGAACTCATGTTAAACCTTCATTTAGACAGCATCTTAAAGATACATATAACATAATATTGAAAGGCAATGGAACATCACAGAATACACTTAAATATGCAACATTAAATAACAATCCTCCTACTGAATCATATAGTAATGATTATGAAGAAAGTATGTTTGCTAGTAGTACAGATGCTGCATCTAAAGCAGTTAGAGAGTTTACATTTGCAACAGGAACAGAAACAGCAGGACAAGGATTGAAGACACTTTCAGAACTATTACCAGATGCCCTGTCAGGAACTTTAACAGGATGGGGAGAGTCTTTAGATTCAAGATTAAAAAATAGTGGAGTTTCGGGTCAAGCCAAAACAATTGGTAATGCTGTGTCAGGGGTACTTATGGGTCATAAATTAGACTTTCCCCATATTTGGAAATCTTCAGGGTGGTCTCCATCATATAGAGCACAGATCAGATTATATAATCCGTATCCTAACGATAGCGATATGACACACAAATATATAACTGCCCCATTAGCTACCCTTATGATGTTCGTTACACCAAGGAGTGTTGATGGGCATACATTCTTCTGGCCTTGGTTGTGTGGTGCCAGAATCGCTGGATTATTTAATTTGAAGGCAGCGTACATAAAAACTGTAACAGTTACAAAGGGTGGAGACGATAATCATATTGCATATAATCAACGTCCCGGTATTGTAGATGTTACAGTTGAAATTGGTAGTTTATATGACACGATGGTTAATGTTACTAAAGCTGCACATGGTATAAAAACAGATACCCCTACGGTATTAGATTACTTAAATGAATTTGGGGCATGTAAGGGGTGGTCAGACGGTGCACAAGAGAGTCCTCCTCATTGGATAAATTATGGTGGGGATGATTATCCTGATAAACAATTCCACATTGATTCTGCTCTTGATGATGAGGCTAGTATTGTGTTGGCTACTAAACCGAGCTCAATATCCAGAGTAAGTAGTACTGGTACTAGAAATGATACATCTGCCAGAGTGACGCCGGCACAAATTGCCCGAGGTAATGGGCTTGTTAATTCAAATCCTGGCTTGTTTAATACTACTTAATTGCTGAAATGATTATAAACAAGCATAGCAATATAATATGCTAAATAGCTCCTTGAAATATGCTTCGATTGAGAAGAGAGTTTATCGAATTTTTCAACATAACCTAAATCTTGGTTAAGTTGATTATGTACTTGAATTAGGACCTTTTTAAAGTACACAGGTTTTGTACTTTTCTTTATTGCCATTAGTTTTTTGACTATTTTTGCATAGTCATTTTGTGGCATATGTACACTAGGAGTTTCTCGTAATAACAAGAATATTAGTAATTCTAGATTCTCCGTGTATTTAGTATTAGTTAAAGTATTTGAATATTCTTTAGCTAACCGTCTATTAAATTTGGTAATTTGCTGAGATAATTTAATGGCACTAGTATCTACGGCTCTATAGATAGTAATTTCTTTAGCAATTCTTCCAGCTTCTATTCTTAATTTTTTATCTGTGGTTTGTTCTTCTGGAAGATCTTCTTTTGTTAATCTTGATGCTCCGCCATCTTTCGCAATGTCATAATACTTATTAGCGAAGCTCCTAACTGATTGGTTAATTCTTCCACGTAGTACATATATCATATCAATAATTTCTACAGGATCATCATTAGATAGACCCTTTTGGAACTTCTTATAGACTTGACCCGATAAATATAATACGGCTTCCCCAATTGTTTTTTTGGTCGTAAATAAATGATTATGTGATAACCTACTAATGGCTGCTCTAAAATAATCTGGGTTACAGTATTTTATAAACTTATACATTGTATTAGTATAGAATCTTAATGCTAAAAGATTTAATGTAGCTAGACCAGCGGCGGAATCTTTTTTGATTGTAAAGTCTTGACAAATTAATACAAGTAAAACAGTTTGAGCATCATGCAGAAGTTTAGGATCTACTTTCTTCCATTTTGGATTTCTGTATTTAGCTTTAGAATATGCTAATAGATCAGCTTCATTAGATTTAGTTACATGTAGAAGTTCTTTGTGTATATCCGCAACACGTGGATAGTAGCATTCCTGAATCAAGAATTGAAGCTCATTAGCTACTTTCTTTAAAATTAATCTATGAAGTTTAGCTGCATCAAGTATAGCAATTATATCGTCCTTAGAAGTGTTGTTAGGTGCATCTAATTTTCGAATGTAGGATATGTTAGGCATGGTTTATTATATAATGGTAATGGATATTGAATCTGATGTGAATGCTACTAATTGAGGTGTATAATCTAATAGATCAGCAAACACAAGATCATCTATTTTATAGTTGAATCTAATATCTATTTCTGGGCCAATAATTTCTACAAATCGAACACCTAATACCCCTCTAGCAACTTTTACAATTTCCGATCTATCAATATCAACATCCATACCAAATTTTGATGCAAAATTATCTAGTAATGCTGTTTTTATGTTAGCTTCTAATGCTGAAGAAGATATTGCTATATCAGGATCTTTGTTAATTTTTAAAGATACATTAAACGGAATATCAAATATTGGTTCAACCCAACTTATTCCTGTCCATTGTAATTTTTTGTTTTGATCTGGATCACTTGTATTTAATGGATTAACTATTTGAATAAACTCATCGAATGATGGTTTTATAAATATCCAACTGTTACCGTTCCATTGTGCCAGTTCATTTTTATGTGTATTCCAGTCTTGACTGAATATATCAATTCCTTCTGTTCCATTTACAATATATGTATCATTTATTACTGGAGTATTAGGAACTTCAGTTAAACTTCTGGATATTATCTTTGTTGATGCAATGGCATTATATTTCATGTTAGTCAACTTGCCAATTGTATCTGCAAACTTAATATTGAGAAAATCTGTTAACATTCGAATTGAGTTAATTTTTAGATTACCAATAAGTTTCTGAAATACAGCCAATTCAAAATTATCTACATTGAAATTTTCTTGAGTTATATAAGATGAGAGTATAGTTGGAACGTTATGTACTGTTGTTACTCCATCAGTCTCCGTTATTGAACTAAACATGAAATCACTTAAATCTTTTCTAATGATTACATCTGCAGTATGAGTAGTTAATGTAATCCATTTTGATGGTTGAGATGTATCGCTTTCAATTCCTAATGCGATTTTATCTTCCATTGTAATCTGGCTGTACGGAATAAGTCCTTCCACTAATACTTTGAATTGAACAGAGTTTCTAGGAAAGTTTAAGAAGTCAAAGAATTGATAACTAAATCCATTAACCTTTGTAACATCTTCAGTATCTAATTCAGTTGTCATTGAATACTTTGCATTATCAAATGTAGTAATTAGATTTGCTCTGAATTGAGTAACATTAGTTGTGGGCGTATGGTTTGCATTTGTATAGATATCTATATTGATAATATTAGTATCATTTGGATCAACAGTTGATGTAAATTTGACTGAAGGAATATTTAAAAATACAAGAGGATTATATGTCGGATCACTACTTTCTAAAGCAGAAGTAATTGTAACTTCTCTTAAGATATATTCATAACTAGCTTGTAGCGATGTTAAATCAATAATCATATTGAATGCTGATTCAAAATCATCATGATTAGGAATTGTAGCACCCCTAGGGACAAAGAAACTTGTACTATCAAACACATAGGGGAGATTTCTAGTTGGTACGATTTCAGCCGCCCCATTTGCGTTTTCTGGATTGTTATATATGAGCTCAGAAAATACCGAAATTTCGTTTGTTTTTAAATCGCTTCGTTTTAGAATAGGTTTCGTTTTTTTAATAGGTACATTAGGAGCAATAATATTAAAATCGTCATAGTCAAACTCTGATACGAGTCTACCTTTGCTGGTGAGATTGGTTATTGCTGCACTTTTAATTTCTGATAAGGATGGAGTATCTTTTCCTCCAGTAGCAGGTTCAGTATTTACTGTGGTCAGTTTTACCCGTTGGACTCTATTATTATCATTTTCATAGAATAGACTATCTGATGAAGTAATTGAAGCAGGAATTACATTTCCTTTTTCGCCTTTAGTTAATGATACAATTATTGCAATTGTTGAAGCTCTAGTTGGTTGTTCACCAATAATTCCATTTCCAAAGAGTATTTCGGATTCACCATCAAAGTTTGTGCTTATGAATGATTTATCTCCTTGGTTTAAAGTATATAGCCCAGAAATTGCTTCAGTCCATAGGTATTCAGTTTTTTGATCTTCCGTTAATTTAGATTCTATGTCTGTAACAGTTGATACATCTGTCATGTCTATTTCTGGAGGAATTACATAAATAGTTAACTCACTAACTTGACCATCAAGATTAGTTAAGCGTTTTGTAAAGAATTGATAAAATTCCAAATCGTCAGGAATTGTAAATGATCTATATTCTTTAACTATTTGACTAAATGGTAAAACGAATGATGCTGATGCAGTATCTACTCCGTCACCAATATTTATTTCTACTGGATATAAGAAACCAGTAGTTGCATTTCGTACAGATACAATTCGGTTATTTAATATTTCAGTTTGAACTCCATTAGCGATCATACTTGCTATTTGGGCACGAAGATCTTCTTCTGTCCCAGATACTAAAGTTCCATTTAAAACAAAGCTGGTGTCTAATGTGAATGCTACATCTCCAGCTCGTACTTGAAAATCAGTTGGGAAAACTAAGTTTACGTGGGGATCATTAAATTGCAAAGGTAGTGTAAATAATACATTGATATTTGAAGGAGTGGCTTGGGGTATGGTATATCCTATCCATTTCGATAAGTTATATACTGACTCTTGTATTTGAGCTTGAGTTAAAAAGAATTCTCTATATAACGTAGAACTATAAAACATTTGATTGGCGGACAGAATGGATAGTATATTTATAATGTATGACATAAAACTAGTATTAGTCAGGTCAACATTAGATAGTTCTAAATAGTTTTTAGCCTCCTCTACAAGCTGATTCCTTATCTCTTCTCTAGAACTGAAGATCTTTATATCGTTATCTTTAAATAGGGCCATTTTAAATATTTGTTCTCAGATTAGTTTTATGATTAATAACCATATTCTAGCTTTATCTTAGGGGAAGATTTTCCATTAAATATTATAGAATAATCCATTCTTCTTTGTTTATTAGTATTAATATCTTTTGCGATATATGAATAATTAGTCATGAGTTAAAATAGAATCCAATTCGTTCATTATAATAGTCTTTAACCTTAGATGTTTGATTTTTATCTAACAATCTATATATTAATGTTGCAGTGTCAATATCATATATTTGTTTTTCATAATCGACAAATGAAAAAATTGCTCTAAGTTGTTTTTCTAATTTTGTTAGTGTAAATTCACTAACTTGTAAACTTAATTTCCAGAAAGAGAAAAATGAATTAGTTGCCTTCTCAAAATTTACCACTCTATATAAAGGACTATCAATTGAAGGAGCATCGCTCTCGTTTAATTTTGGTTCTACAAATTGAATGAAATCAGTAGCAGTAGGCTGAATGTTATATAGAGTAGGAAAGTTAAGACTTGATGATTGATTGAATTTACCAAATCCTCGTTCATCTGCTTCAAATACTGGCTGAATCTGTTCTGTGTTATAGATAGGTAGTAGTGTAATCTTCTCCCAACAATATCCAGATAATTCTCCCAATACTTCATATGCTCCTGAATCTAACACTTCGAGATCTGCCGTGCTGCTAGGGAGATCCAAGTGATAATAGTTACAAATATAGGAAACACCATGAGCTGCATAATACCTGTATACGAGATTTAAATAATCAGCGGGATAGTGTTGAAGCCTTAACCAATTTTGCATTATGCTTCTCCGTGTAAGTCTGTAAATAAGTCTGTATACGATTCTATAAAGTCAAGAGATGTAGAGGCAGTCTCTTCTCCTGTTTGGATAGTTATAGATAATCGAAATCCTTTCCTATTAGAAAAGAATCCAGTATCAACATCAGTTATTTCAAGTCTATCATCCCATTCTCTAATCCTGTCTACTACTTCTGCTATAATTTCATCTTCAGTATCATTATCGGCCAGATCAAATATCTTCTTATATAAATTTGATCCATATAACGGATTAAATGGATATGTCCCAATAGGTGTCATTAATAAATTTCTGATAGAGTTTATTAAAACGTTGATACCGGATAGCCTTTTAAAATCTCCCTCGGGTGAAATAATAGAGGAGAAGTCTACATAAATATTATCTGCTCCTTCTAAACTTCTAGAAAATGTTCTGGATGTATTATTAGCTATTTCCAGAGAAGTTGTAGTTGTAGTATCTACAGGAGCTAAAACTTTCTTATATTCAATCATTTAAATTTGTTCTCTACTTAATATCTTTAAGTTGATCTTCTTTCATTTTGGACACTTCTTCGTCAAATTTAACTTTCCACTTGATGTAACTATGAAGACGATCAATCGGCATTTTAATAATAGAGGTATATTGTTGTTTACCGAGTTCCATTGCTAGGAATATATTTTCCTGTATTGACTTCTGGTACTCGATCAGTGATTCTTCATTCGTGCAGTGAACGAAAAAATTGGTTGAATAAGTCTATGGGTGTATCGTCCGAGACTCCGCAACTTGGACAGGTGGTTTGTATTTCTAATTTCATAGCATACTTACCAAAGTTTTCTACATACTCACGACTTATTGCTTTTCTATCTTGACTCGACAATGTATTATATGCTCTGAATATATTGTCTCGTCCTGTAATATCTTGACGTACTCCATTATTTTCCATAACGAATTTATCAATGACTAACATTTCTGTTCCCAATTCTAAATTCTTATCGCTCTGAAAAAGCATATCTTCTAACATTGCTTTTTCATCTGCAATAACTGGTTGCTTTATAACGGCAGTAACATTGCTTATGATAGGCAGTGGAATATCAATACGTTTATTGATTATTTCTCCAGGACTACCATTAAATGCTTCCATCTGAAATATCTTTCCAATTTCAAATGTAATAGGATTGGATTTTCTACACTGTAAACATGTTACATCATAATTCCTCACATCTTTATATGAGATATGGTACAATGCATACATAAGGACATCTCTATCCTTAATAGTTATATTTTTTAGAAAGTCATCATATGTTACAATATTTTCAGGTTTGCTTACAATTGATTGCCAGAGTGCTTTATTCAAATGTTCCGGAACTTTTCTAGGGGTTATTAAACTACCTTTAAGATTTTCTTCCACTTCAACAGTCATTGTTTTAACTGTTATGGAATATAAACTTTGAGGAGTTATTAACTCATATTCTGGTAACTTAACATCAGTAAAGCCAGCAAAGTATCCTGTTGGGGACATTGTAGCAGTTGATACTTGAGGTGTTACCACTGGTGGTGGCATTTGGGGTGGTGGCATTTGGGGTGGGGGTGGGGATGTGTCAGGCGTTAATTGTTGCGGTAACGGTGCAACATTAGCCATTGGTGATTCTTCTACAGATGGGTTGTCCATGACAAGCTCCTTCGATTAAAATTAGTTTGTAGATAGTTATTGATTTGATTTAATTAATCGTAGAAATAAATTTCCTAGTATATAACGAAAAAAAAACAGGAATCAACATAATACATATACTATGTTGATTCCTGTGAACTTATGATTTAGCTGCTATTATTCTTATTATGCAGGTGATGTTGCAGTGCCAATTCCACCGGAATCGGTATGACTACCTTCTTCAGTATTATTAGCTGTTGAAGTACCTACCTTATATCCGCCATGTGCCTTGATACCTTCCCCGTGGTAGAGATTTGCCATGAACTGACATTCTTTTCTTACCCAACTCTCCATGAAAGGCATATCGAAGCTGAACTCCATATCAACTTCTAGCTTATCTGATGAGGCTATGTCGCCAGCATACAGTTCTTGGGGATCTTTTGTTGGGTAAACACCTGTATAACATGCAGCATATTCTACTGTTACACCATCTGGTTTTGTTGTCCAGTATAATAGTGTTCCAGAATATGCCGATTTAGTATATTCTATAGATGTCTGGCTTTTAGCACTTCCAGTTAACAAACTGGTACCATTTCTGTATTCTCTGATCATTCTAAACCAGTTGTTGAATACATGAAGGATAGGTAATCTACTATATTCCAGGAATCTCATTGAAAGAGTATTCCCATAATCAATATTTGTAGGAACGGACCATTTCGTTCCGCCAAGACCAGTGAATTCAGCTCTGTTTAGTGTTCCCCCGACTGGAGTAACAGACAAACATGATGCAGCTAATAATCTAGCTATTTCATCGTTTCCAGGAGGACCTTCTTGAAAACCGAGATCTGCCGGGTCATTAACAGCTAGGTGGGCTGAAAGGTTTGGCGGAAGATGTTTGAAATGAATGAAGTGATAGCCACTGATATATGGATCAGCGACCCCCTTACTAGTCCCGCCAAAATATCTATCATGGCGGTTCTCTTGGGTTTTTACGAAACTATTATGCATCCTATTACTCCGCGAATTTTATTAATTTGTTCCATCTTATTGTTTTATTTTATGAATAGATTTAAGTTAATTCTTTCAATTGCTTTCGTTGGCTGTAATATTACATTAACGTGCATTTGTTTAGTTTTAATTTCATATTCGTTTGCTCCGACCTCAACACTGTAATCAACCAATCCTCTTGCAGATTTGATTGATGATAAGAACGGTGTTATTGCCGCAGCCATTCTTGAATGTTCTTCAGGTGTATTTAATTCAAAGATATGGAACTTGAGAAATTGTTCCAAGTTCCTTTGAATATACAGAATTGTTCTGTGTACACTTAAGTCTTGAAGAGCAGAAGGTTTTCTTTGTGTAGTTAAATTAGAGAATACTGCATAACCGATTGAGAATTTAACAATTGGATTAACTTGTTTGAGATATAATCTGTCTCTATCAGCTATCCTGGGATTGAATCTCAATTCCATAATGTTATCAACGGTTCCTCTATTGAATCCAGCATTTGGATACCAAATACCAAACAATCTATCATTCTGAGGAATCATTGAAGCCATGTGATAAACAGGACTTACCCATAATTCTTTACCAGTATGGTTATCAAATATTTTACTGTAACATTCAAATATTGATGCGTAAGCAGTATTGTATGTATGACTAGCATCTCTAGCTGAAAGGGCTGCATCTACTGATACATTATCACCATTATCAAGGATAGCTACACCATCTAATCTTAAGCTACTTGTTAATGTAACAGCAGCATTCTTGACTGATGTTGGATAACCAGCATCATATACGATTGGTATGTATGTATCATCTAGGTCTAATACAGTTTCATCCAATAGTCCACTTTCGGGATTTTCAATCAATCCTGTATATGCATCAATTAGAAGTGAAGTTGCATTTGTAATTTCGGTTGACCCCATTGTTCTCTTACCGGTATCGGAATCAACCGCAATGATATTGCCTTCTGAACCGTTGAATAAGTGAACAGGTGTTACTGAATCACCAACTACAATTTCGATAGATGATTTTTGCCATTCATTAATAGATGTTTCATTGGCTTTAACTCTAATCCATTTGGAGTATCTATTTACAACATCCACAATGAATATGGAATCACCAGAATCATCTATAGCAGTTGATTCAAATGAAATCTCATATGTTTCTATAATTACATCATCTCCATCAGCTTGAGTTTTCCAAATATCAAGAATGTAGATTCCAGTTAATTGTGTATTTGCATGTTTAGTAATTGTAATGGCAAAATCATCATAAGCATCTCCTCTACCAATTGGGTAGAAAGCTACTAATGGAGTAATAGTCCCAGTTGTCTGTGCTACTTCAGTATCTATTTCCCCATGTGTATTAAGGGTAGTTTCGTGAGTTACTGATATTGCCCCTGTTGAATCTGTATTATAGTTTACAAATAAATTAGAATACGTTGCATCAGTAGGTAGAACGCGCATTGCCCAAAATCCAGGAGCAACAGAAATGTGGTTATACGCCACATATGGGCCTTGCCCGAATGACTTCCCAAAGTCATTGATATTTGGTCTTCCATATAGATCTACAAACTGTTGAAGACTTGCAACAAAAACTGCTTTGTTATCTGGACCTGTTCTCGATAGAAATGGCAGGAATGCATGAGTTCCTGGAGTTTCTACAAGAAAGGAAGATAAATCTATTATTTTAGTGAACACACCTGGGCTTACATTGTTTGCCATAATAACTAATCCTTAGTTTAAAATCTATTATACTTAAATTGTACTTTTATTTTTGTTCTGGAGAATGGTATAGGATAATTCATTTATATATATTGATGCACGCATCAGGAACGAAACTCGTTCCATATTGCTATAACAACGGTATAGGAATCAGAAATAGGAGGACAGTCCAATGTGATTCAGATACATTGAATTGTGAGTATAAACGTTATACTCACAATTAGTACAAGACGAGTCAGTCGTTTGGATATGTGGCCAATTGAACTAACCCTTCAGTTGGTTGCATGTTTCTTTTGGCTATAGTTTGTCTATACATATTAACTTGTGATTCAAAGAAACTATTCAAACTTTAACAACTAACAGAGGGAATTAAAAATGCCAGATGTCATTGATGTTGCTACGAGTATTGCAGAAGCAGTGAGTCAATTGGAATCCACATTGAAAACAAAGTTCACTATTGAATCAGTGGACGCGTTTTTGAGTCACAAAGACGTAATGGACTGGGGGATTGATTTTCTTCAGAATCAAGTCGATGTGGCGATGAATGATCGTCATGCGGAAAAACACGATGTTACATGTGTAACACTCCGTATTCCGGGATAAAAGAGGGGGTTACCCCTTTTTTATCCAATCCATTTTTCCACTTTCATAAAGTTGCTCTTCAAATCCATCTTTAAGTTTGGTATGAACTTTTAATTTTTGAGATTTTGATAACTTGTTGATCAGTTGTTTATATTTCTTAAAACAATGATCAGCCATCCATTTTGCAGCTATGGGTACAGTTTTTGGATTTTTTTCTAAATCTTTAAATTTTGACTCTGCTAAATCGTAAACATCTGTTCGACCACTAATTGATACATCATATATATCCTGAGCTATTTTTCTTCTGGTGATATCTTACGATTCCAATCTTTTCTTTTCTTGTTAAATAATTCTCGTAATACATATGAATATATAGACATTTTATTATCTTTGATTATTTCTTCTTATTCTTTTCAACCTCTTTCACGAAGTCAGGTTTGGGTTCATTCTCCTTGCCATCACCATCTTTGTCTTTGTTCTTCCATTCCTTCTTAAAAGCTTCTGGGACTTCCTTTTTGGCAGTCTTATTGGATTTCTTGTTGATACTTGATCCAGATAGTTCTCGTAATACATATGAATATTTAGTCATTTCTTTATTTCTCTCTTTTTTTTAAAAGAATACATTCCAGACGAAAACAATCTGACGTTCTGGAAACTTTCTTAATGTGCTGAATGTCACTCTAGCAAACATTCTAATAGTTGCTAAATGTGCGGCTGCACTTCCACCTGTGAAGTCCGCTTGAAGTTTACTGTCACTTACATATAAGCCAGCTTCATTGAGGTCATAGAAATCTGAAACAGTTGTTCCGCCTGCTGGACCATTACCGTCATCTGCTCCTAATGTAACAGTTATAGAAGCTTTAAGTAATTCATTATTGTTATCAGAATCAATAACAAATTCCACACTATCAAATGGATGATATTTTCCATCATCAATACAATCAGTTGAGACTTTGTTATTTATAGTTGACTGTTGTGTTAAATCTGCATCACTCAATGATGGAGCTAATGGGACCATTAAGTTTGACGATGCTCCACCTGATCCACAACCAAACCAAGATATAAATGCATTCTTTATATTTGACACAGATTCGGGAATAGTGATTTCATTTAATGCCCTTTGCATTAACCAATTACGTCCTTGGTATACTACTAAATTACTTTTGTCGTGTAACTTTAAATTACCATCGGGGAACTTTTCGTATATTTCTACTTGTCCTCTAACCGTAGAGGTTACTTCGTCCTTTACATGTTTGTGAAGATTTTCTTTAATGTTTATTATATTGACCATTCTCTAATTTCCTACTAGTGATATAGTAAATTTGTTCTAGTTGTCGTTTTCTAAATTATCAAGTCTAAGCTAGATCCGTTATAAAAGTACAATGCTGATACTTCAGCAGATCCAGGTGTCTTAGTTAAATCAGTATCTACTCTAAAAATGTCATCTGTGGTTAAGGTTCCATTGTATGCTACAACCCAAGTAGTACCGGTTGCTTGTGCTACATATATCTTATGATCAAATGATGACACTATTCTATCACCTTCTATTATTGTATATGTTGTTCCTTCGTCATCAGCTAATGTAACTAAATCATTTTTAGCTGATAGGTCATCCCCTGTAAGAGCTTTACATGGGTATAGCCTATGTGGTCCAGTTGCTATCTGTATAGATGGAATTGGGTCATCATTGAACAATGTCATTGATACAGTTACCTCGTCTCTTACATGGTTCTGATCATGGCTATACGGGTATACATCATAGTTCTCTCTATGTACTCCTCTAATCGTGTCATGATAAGTTTCAGATATTGTTTGGCTAAGTGTATCCTTTAAATTAATAGAATCAGTTAATGCATTAGATATCTGATATATCAACTCAAATGCTAAAAATCTAGCACGCTTAGGCTTCCAGAAATCAACAACAGGAATGAACTTAGTATCAATATTAGGAATACCTAATAATAATTGTTTTAGATCAATAGGAGTTTTGCCAATTAATCCAGCAGAAAACGCATCTAATTCAATGAACAGTATCTCTTCTATATCGACAGATGAAAATAAGTCAGTACCAATTCGTGCATCAATATCTGCTTTAAATTCAGGATTCAAAGCTGTCAGTAATGCTTCAGGGTTTATTTTATTCTGTAAGAAGTTTAATGATTGATTTCTATGATAGGTAGATAACAACGTATCTAATTTTGCTTTAGCGTCATCATAATCAGTAGGTCTTTCAATTGTTGTTTTGTATGCTGCAATTGTTTCTGTAATCTCTTCTTCTAAATCTACGACTTGTGTAAATGGTAGATTGTAGTTAGGAATATCATCATCTGTTGCATATAAATACTTAGCAAAATCGGGTAGATTTGGAGATCTATTTAACAGAGGATATAATACCTTTTCATCATAATTGATTACTGAATCATCAAAATTTAAAAACGAATCATTTAAATCACTTGAGACATCAACTTCAGAATCATAAACTTCATGACATGCCGGATATAATTTAAATGATGTTTCTGATTGTGGCTGTTTGGCAATGAATGGAATTTCACTAAGGTCCCAAGATGTTCCATTGTATTTGTATATTTCTGGAGTACCACTAGCACCAATTAACACGGTATTCAGTGTATTCAATTCCGCAGTTACAGGAAGATCAGGTATAGTCTTAACTTTAGGGAGATTTATTGCTTTGTTAGATGCCGTTATATCAAATGGATCAGGATCACCAATGGCATTAACTCTTGCAATAGTCCAGAAGAGAAGTTTTTCATATGAATTTGGTTGTTCAAATGTAAAAGGATTTAATAGATCAGTTTCGGGATCAACAAAAAACTCTGTAATAACATAATCTCTAAGTTTATCATATTTTAAGAAATCATTGTATTTCCAATGAATATAAAGAATAGATAAAAATAACGAAAGTAATGACACTTTATATCTGAATGCATCAATTAAAATATCTTTAGGTGGAGGAGTTCCTGCAATATGATTATCGTATTGATCCTTAACTAACCTACTAATGATTAGATATGATTCATTGATAGTTCCGATGTCAGCAATAGAAGCTAGACTGAAATATGGAGTACCTGAAGGTAACCCTAACAGTCCTCTATCAGGATCATTATCTAATTCTAATATTTTTGCTTTATTATAAAACCAATGAGGATCAGCTAATAATTCAAAGTCTTCATAATCTAAAAGTCGTGTTTCAGGAAATACACTTTCAAATTCAGTCTCAGTCGTATTTACTTTCCGACCTTCGAATGTGAATTTATCATCAGTATGATCTCTTACTAACCACCATTCATACACCTTTACATTAAAGAATCCGAAGAATTTTAATGCATCTAACATAGTTTGAGGTGAGCCTTTTGTTTTATATAGCTCTGTTAAGTTTAATAAAAACTGAGCTCTAGAATCTTTTTGTGTTATTAGATGAGAGTAATTAAAACCCATACTCTTTATTGCTTCTTCTAATAATGGTGCTTCTAATGTATTAGGGTCAGATGTATTTTTTTGAAGAGTCGAGAAGGTTTTATTTGCGGAATACCAGTCTATAAGTAATCTTCTTATTTTATTATAATCAGTTGAATTAAAAGCAGGAACATCTATTGCTACTTTGAAATATTCTAAAGTTTGCAGCTTAGTATCAATTGCAATTTGCAGGGTCGTTTCTTCTATATCTTTTGTTTCAGTTGTAAGAATTATGTCCTGTAGATCGGATTGACTTGAACCTATAATGTTTTTATTGTCATCATAGAATTTAATTAGAGTGAAAACGTCGTTGTGACTATGCATGTTTAATTAGGATTGTATGCCCATAATAAATAGATTCTATCGGTTAGAGATACTTTACTCTCTAGTCCTAATCCGCTCCAGTTTACTTCTGCTGATGCAGTAGAATCATCGTTGGTTATAAATTTATAATCAGTATCTAATACTTGCTTATGTGAATCATGCGCCATAAATATGAATGATGCATTTATAGGATCTTTTCCTGGAGGAAATACAACTTTTTTATCAGTTATAGAAGTTTGATCTAATTCTATAATCTGCCAAAAATCTTGACTTTCTAATAAAGATCCTAAATCTGTAAAAGGTAACGAAGGATTGAATTTCTTTCGTCTAAAGAAATGATTTACTAACCACTGTTCAAATAACCAAGTTATAAGTCTATCTTCGGTGGAGAGAGAAGTTCCTGTTTCATATAATGTTGTATCATTATTTAATTCGTAATTCAGAAATATATAAATTAGCTTTGATAGATCACTAGGAAGGTCATTATACACTATGCTATTTAATACTATAGTATTTCCTACTTTGAAATCATATAATAATGACAACATATCATTCTCACCAAATGTGATATTGAAGATGTTTTTGCTATCCAGTACATTAGTATCAAGTAGAAGAGCATTATCTTGAGCTTGTACAAGAGTAATAGTAGTATCAGGAATAATTTCTACACTCATACCAAATGTGGTGGTATCTCCAGCTACCACTCCTACTTCTAATGCAGTTGTAGAATCAGAATGATATATATCTAATCGGCCAGCATATATACTAATTCTATTACTAACCTGTTTATCTGTTATTTTTTCTTTTGATACTTTTCTATAGTATATACCGTACTTATCGGAATTGTAGGTATAATTAAACAATAAGTCTAATACTGAACCATCTAGCTTCCAATCGGTTTCAGAAACTTTAACTGGTTTTTTCATATAGTCTACTTCCACTGAACTGTTTTCTATAACATTAGTGGCCCAATAATTAATTTCAGGGACAAAAATGAAAGGTTCAACAATTACAGGAGAGACATTGAAAACTGGAGGCGATGTATCCAGATATGGGGTATCAACAATAGATTGTGCCATTTAGTAGTCTTTATATAACTTTAGTATTTTTTTCTTTTTCTTTTTCTTAGATGAATCTATTAAATTACCATTATTGGTAGGTAAAGATTCGTACCCAGATATAGTTGCAGATGTGTTATCTTGCAGTATTTGTTTAACTTGTATAAATTTATCATTCATGAAACTTTTTCCGTGGATGGCATTTCCTCTTATTATTTGTTCTTGTCGTATTAATCGTATCTTGGTTTAATAAACTCATTCTATATATATTAAATTATGAGAGGAAAACTTTGTTATGTATTAATAATGTTTTCCATTAAACCGAGAACCGGAAGAATAAAACCCTTCCATCTTTTTTAACAAGGAGAACCGCCTAAAGTGCCAAACGCTTCCGGAACTGCTCCCACGCAGAAGTCAACAACAAAGAGTTATAAAAGAGCGGCATCAGAGATCTCTCCGATTCAAGCCGGTATGTGGATAGGTTCAAACCTAGACCATGCCTGCAGCGGAACGGCGCAATACAAATCCAGCACCGCATCGAGGGAAGAATCACTTAGGTATGAGTTCTTCCTTTCAAAGAGTCGAAACTCGGTCGCGGCGGCCATCCACATGGCTATGTATAACCTTAAAACCCAAGAGACCGAGATCCGTTGTTTTGGTCACATGAGTTTAGGGGACTATCATGACCCTGTGAAACAAGAAACGAAGATGTCAATGTCGTTCCTATCCTGTGTACCAAGAGATCACTTCAATGGAAATCCGACACCTCTCGGTGTATTCCGACCCATGAATTGGTTGGCTAGGCACATCGCCTGGGCATTCATGGACATGAAACATACCTCGTTTGGGTTGCAAGTTGACACCGATCACTGTCGGATTTTTCCTGCCACTCCATCATATTTCGTAGCTACACAACACCTCCACCAACATAGCACTCTCTTGGCTGCAAAGTCATGTGTTGAGTGTGCGGAAGCTATGACGGAAGCTGACAAATTCATGTTGGTGAAAAAACCCAAAGCGGAAAACAAGCTGGTGATTGTTTCCGCTCGCCAGCAGCGGGCGTTACTCGAGAAGTCTATTAAAGGAGCGGGAGCTCCAGTCTATCCGGAAGTAACAGTATAACGTAAAAAAAATAGAGTGGCAGGGGGTAATACCTTTGTCACTTTGTTTTTTTTAGGAGGGTAAATAAATATGTCTGACCTAAATAGAAAAGCATTATTCACAAGAGAGCTCCCTAAATTACAAAGAGAGAAGGATGTTATATTATCCACAGCATTACGAGATAATATATTTTTACCGTTTGCATTAGAATGTTTAAATTATGATATAAAGTTTGTAGATAGTCTTCCATTTCCACAGGATGTTCCTGCATGTACTGATTATGAAACAATATGGATATGTCCCACATCTGCTTTTTTCACCGTGGTAGGGAAAAGGATAACGAGAAGTCAATTATTGAGTACTCTTTTTATGCACGAAGTATTACATATAATGCTTCAACATAATAGAAGAAGAGGCCATAGAGATCCAGAGTTATGGAATATAGCATGTGACTATGTTATTAATTTAATACTAAAACATTTGGAAGAAGAATCCCATAATCAAACATCGTCTAAGGCAGACAACTTGGTCAACTTGGGCATATCTGAAATTCCTGATGGGTATATTTTATTAAATAGTATGTTTGAGAATATGCTAGAGGAAGAAGTCTATTCTCAATTAGCTTCTAAATCTTACAAAAAGAAAAAGTACTATATGTCGTATGCCGACTTTAAAAATTCAGTAGATGGAGAAGGAGAAACTCCTTCCATTTCTAAAAGTCCTGAGGATATAGATGGCCAAGTAGTTGAGATAACTGAAACAACAATTGATCTTCCTGGTCTTGGTGGACACACTAGAACGGATATTAACTTTCCACCATTAGAACAGATTATTGGTAAAGATAAAGCTGGAGAAAAAGAAGGCAGAACAGCCATAGCTAGAGGAAAATTAGGGGAGACTCTATCCAAAGGTATAGGGTCGACATCATTTCAAGCATTTTTAAGACGACTACTTAAAATCAAAATAGATTGGGCCAGAATACTTAAAGATTCTATTTTGACTGCATTACAGGTAAGCCAAGATCAAATTTGGCATATGCCTAGAACGGTGTGGCTTGCAAATCCATATATGCCATACTTGCCGAATTTTGACGAGGATGAGATACCAGGATATGCTATATTTGTAAGTGATCAGTCTGGATCAATGTCAGATGAAGATGTAACTAAAGCATTATCAATAACAATAGAAGCTGATGAATATTATGATGGTGTTTTGTTAGCCACTCATGATTATGATAATGTCTGGCTTAAATTTTATGAAAAAGGTATAAGTGGAGAGAAAGATGAAATAAAAGATTTATTAAAAAGGCGTCATGCAGGCGGAACATCTCATAAATGGGTGTTTGAGAAAATAGCTGAATTTATGAAATCAAGACAAGATATACAGCCATCAGTTTTAGTAGGATGTACAGATTTATATTCAGATTTAGAAACAACTCAAAATATCATACCTAGTTCTATTCCTAGAGTATGGATTGTAAATAGTGATCACAATGTACACGGTTTATTGGGACGAGTAATAAGAATTAATCAGTAAGGAGAATTTATGCCACAACAACGAACGATAACTACAAATCAAAGTCTCACATTAAGCGAGTTAACTCCTCATATTGTCAGTAACGTACAACTGCAAATAAAAAGAAACAAAACAAAACAACAGTCTCCAACATTATGGATCTCTGGACCTCCGGGATTAGGGAAAAGTGAATGGATGGAACATATATGCAGAGAACAAGGCTGGGGTCTTGTTGTCGTATTTATAAGTCAGATGACAATTGATATGCTGTCGGGAATGCCGATGATTAAGGTGACTGATGATGGTGACACGGAGAAATTCGTTCCATGGTCAACACCTGAAATATTCAATTTCAAGCATAATCTACAAGTATCTCCAGCGTCTGACGACAGTCCTGTTGTTCTATTATTAGATGATGCCCACACTGCCCAAAAATCAATTCAGAATTACATGTTCCAATTGTTGGGTAGTAAAAAGATACACAGTCATAAATTACCTGAACGAGTAGCAATTGTACTTGCAGGAAATTCGTCTGATGATAAAGCAGGATTCCAGCAAACGTTAGCACCAATTGCTAATAGAATGAGATACATCTATGTTGATTACGATGTTGATAGTTGGGTGACTAATTTTGCAATACCCAATCAAGTAAGACCAGATATTATATCGTTCTTACAACATTCAGAGGAATGTTTCAGTAGTACTCCATTAGAAAGTAGTTCGTGGGCCAGTCCAAGAAGTTGGACCTATGCTTCAATGGAACTAGACATGCTAGAAACTATAATAGAGGGCGGGGATTTGTCAGCTAATATGGTTGATACTGTAATGAAAGGATGTGTTGGGCCAGAATATGCAGGGAAGTTTGTAGAATACAGACAACTCTTGGCTAAATGGGTATCTTTTGAAATCCTAAATGGAACTAGAAAAGTAGTTTTAACAGAAAACGATAGAACTTCCCCGAAGGATTGGGTCATATCATCTATGAACCAAGTAGATTGTTATGCATTAATGAGTGCGACAATCGGTGAGTTACTTAAACATCTTAGAAATAATAATTTTAAAGAAGATAAAACAGTATCACCAATGATAGATATTGTCAAAGATGATATTATTAAACCATTGGCAATAAAATTCAGAGCAATCATTCCATTAGGATTAAAATTGCTTATAGGAGAGGAACAGTCAGGAAACAAACAGAAGGTATCATCCCCGGTCACTAGACGCCTTTTGGCGGATAGTGAAGTTGTTGCCCTTATTAAAGACATTATAGTTATAGTATAGGAGATAAAATGATAGGAGTCTTAAAAATTAATAGAAATGGAACTATAAGCAAAAGTGGATTCAAATATGTACGATTTAATCCAGGCTTTAGTTCTCTTTCCGCCAGAATGTGTGTTGTACATAAAGGCATAGAATATAGTTATGATCCGGATATTGTCAAGATAGACGTTCCCAGATCTAGAAGAAATGCATCAGCCCAATCATCTAAATTGTATTTTCAGTACGATGAGAATGATATTACTGCTGAAGCAATGGCATCAATAGTTTTAGGAGATTGTAGAATCCTAAACGAAACGAGATTATCAGGTACATGTTATGGTGCTTATGGAAAGCGAACTATTATAGTTGATACCAATTACAAATTGGCACCTATAATGTTTAGAACTTCTACCGGTAACCAAGCTCAACAATCTGATACTTTTATATTCTCTAATACTGATTATATTGAATTTGAAGTTAGTTGGCAAGAAGATCAAAATTCTAGAACTATTCATACATCATTGCCAGCAGGGTCATATGATGATGAGGAATTATGGAATAAGTTATATGAGACCCAATCGTTCACTAGAGAATTTCTAACACGTCAAGAACTCAGACGGCCATCTAATCTGAAGGTCGCTATTGAAAATAATGATTTCATGAATAGATGTCATTTGAATAGATTCTCTAGAAAATATGGTCAAGACTTTCTAGCAAGTGCCAATGTTGAATTGTCACAGTTTAGAAATATGGATGTTGTTGAGTTAACTAACTTAAATGAAGTCCAAATAACTGACCCTGAAGATATGAATAATTATAAAGTATTCGAAATACTTTCTAATTCTATTCGAGTTAAAGGAACAGGTTTAACAGAAGAATCATTAGCATATTTAGAAGATGATGAAAGGGTATTCTATTACCTTGCTATAGATAATTCAAATAGACACAGAATTAGAACTGGAGAGAAAACGATATTACGAATCTCTACAAGATCTAATTTTGTACCATTAGCTCAAGTTGAAACAACTGCAGATTCAATAGATCAACTTCCTGAAATATTATTTATAAAATTCAATAAAAAGGCAGCTAGTGAATTTATAGCTAACAATGCAATTAACAAGTTAGAACAACATATCTAATTAAAAATTAATTATTGTTAAGTCTACTAGGATTAATAGTTCTAGTAGACTTGAACATTGAGATATGATATGGCTAAGATAAAAAACGTTTATTATCAATAGGTGACGGGACTATATAATTAATAAATTATTATGCCCTGATGATGAACAACGTAGTTGTGACACGCGTATATTCATATAAGATAGAAACTATATCACTAAGGGTATATGATAATATCTACTTCTGCGAAATAAATCGAGGAACTATAGGTTCTTGCATAGTCTCAAATTTGCTAGCTAGTGTAGCTAAATCATGTTTAGTTGCTAGTTTAAGGCATGAGTAAACATGTTTATCAAATCCTTTAGATCCACTCGGATTTCTTTTTTTTGGTGGAATATTTATAAATTGCTGTGGGTACTTGTCTGAATACAAAAGATCCTTAGTGTTATTAAAAGTGTAAGCAAAGGTATAAGCGAAATTTGGGGAATCGGAATAAATTTTAACAGCCGTCCCTGAACTTACTCTAGTTATAGAATCAAACCAAATTACTATAGTGTATATCTTGGTTCTATCAGAAGATGGCAATTCGTAATATACCGTAGTTCCACCTGCTTCTTTTTTTACATATGTTATTGTTATTTCTTTACTAATACTTTTATAGAAGTCATTTAAAGCCTTAAATATATAACCATATCCTTGACTTGCTTGACCGGGAACTATATTCTTTAGAATGTTTTGAATGGTTGTCATAAATCAATCCTTTAATTATTTTTTTGTTCTCTAACCTGTAAATAAGTAAGAAAATTAATTCTATATATATCTATA